CCTTAGAAGAGATTGCGAAAAAGCATAAAATCTCAATGAAAACTTTAAGTTCCCAATTAGAGATGGGTATTAAAGTAGAAAGTGAACATACTGGAAGCAAAAGAATGGCAAAAATGATTGCCCTTCAACACTTAGAAGAACTGCCCGATTATTATACAAGATTGAAGAAAGCAGAAAAAATTAAAGAAGAAACTGCATCTGGAGATGAAACTCTTGGGGATTGGTTTAGGAAATCCGACGCAATAGACCCCAAAACTGGAAGAAAAGTTCCGGGGTGGCGTCAGATTGGTGGACCATTTGCTGGTGCTCCTTGTGCTCGTCAACCTGGACAAACTTCTACTCCAAAATGCGGAAGTTCCAAGATGGCAGCAAACTTATCAGATGAAGAAGAGGATAAAGCATTTAGAAGAAAAAATAAAAAAGATCCAAATCAACCACAAAAATCTGGTTCTGCAAAACCAACTAATGTTGCAACAGAAGAAACTATTATTGAGAAAAAAGATGCTTGCTACCATAAAGTAAAATCTAGATATAGGGTTTGGCCTTCTGCTTATGCTTCTGGTGCTTTGGTTAAGTGCCGTAAGGTTGGTGCAGATAGTTGGGGAACAAAAACAGAAAGTACTGATGCTCTTGCATATGATTGGGATGGACCAATATATCAAGGGGAAAAGAGATATTGTCCCAACTGCCAAAAGATGGAATATATGAAAGAGTGCAAATATGGTCCAAAGTATTGGTTGTTATATTCTTCTGCAGTTGAACCGACATTTCCCACGATTCAAATTTATAATAAAAAATATGACCCAAATAGACCCCATCCAGCAAATGAGGAAGTAAAATATAATTACTCTGACAATAAAATAAAAAATATCCGAGAAATATATACTAGAATACAATCAAGAGGTTCAACTTATACTATAATTTTTAATTGGAGAGGAAGATCTCTTTCATCTCAAATGTTTTTCCCCCAATTCACTAGACCATCAAAACCACAGGTGACTTATGAACTGAGAAAAATATACCCAGGTGCTATTGTTTTAACTTTCAACCCTGCACCAAAAGACCCGACAAAACCTTTATTATTTACAGGAGAATTAGATGGATCCAGATAAAATTATTCTTGATTGTTTATCTAAAAATTTTGAATATGAAAGGATTTCAAGAGAATTAGATACTTGCGAAAATATAGAACAAGTAAAAGATATAGCAAAATCATTTGTTAAATTATATTTGAAGCAACAAGAAGTTATGACACAAATTGGTATAATTGATGGAAAAACATTATAAGGGAAATCCCAATCTAAAAGCAGAAAATGTTCAAATTGAATTTACGACAGAACAAATTCAAGAATACTTAAAATGCAAAAGTGACCCAATTCATTTTGCAAAAAATTATGTAAGAATTGTCTCTCTTGATCACGGATTAGTTCCGTTTGATATGTATGATTTTCAAGAAGAATTGATTACAAACTTTCATGAGAATAGATTTAATATTGCAAAATTACCAAGGCAAACAGGTAAATCTACGACTGTTGTTTCATATTTGTTGCATTATGCTCTCTTCAATGACAACATAAGAATCGCAATTCTAGCAAACAAAGCAGAAACTGCAAGAGAACTTTTAGGTAGATTGCAATTATCTTATGAAAATTTACCAAAGTGGTTGCAGCAGGGTGTTGGTTCTTGGAATAAAGGTTCGTTGGAACTTGAAAATGGTTCCAAAATTGTAGCAGCATCTACCTCATCTTCTGCTGTCCGAGGAAACTCTTTTAATATTATTTTCTTGGACGAATTTGCATTCATTCCAAATCATATTGCAGAGCAGTTCTTCTCTTCTGTGTATCCTACTATTTCTTCGGGACAGAGTACAAAGGTTATTATCATCTCAACTCCAAATGGGATGAATATGTTTTATAAACTTTGGCACGATGCAGAAAGAGGAAAGAATGGTTATGTTCCACTAGAAGTCCATTGGTCTGCGGTGCCTGGAAGAGATGCAGAGTGGAAACGGCAAACAATTGCGAATACTTCCGAAAGACAATTCACACAAGAGTTTGAGTGCGAATTTTTGGGGTCTGTTGATACTTTGATTACTCCATCAAAACTTAGAATGATGGTTTATGATGATCCATTAACCAGAAATAAAGGATTGGATGTTTATGAAGAACCACAAGAAAAAAATACTTATTTAATGACTGTAGATGTTTCTCGTGGAATGAGTAATGACTATTCTGCATTTATTGTATTTGATATTAGTCAATTCCCATATAAGGTAGTCGCAAAATATAGAAATAATGAAATTAAACCTATGCTTTTTCCAAATATCATTCACGAAGTCGCAAAAGCTTATAATAAAGCATTTGTCCTCACTGAAGTAAATGATATCGGGGAACAGGTATCAAGTATTTTGCATTTTGATTTAGAATATGACAATATTTTGATGTGCTCTATGAGAGGTCGTGCAGGTCAATTGGTTGGTCAAGGATTTTCCGGAAAGAAAACTCAATTGGGAATTAAAATGTCCAAAACCGTCAAAAAAGTTGGATGTTCAAACTTAAAAACAATCATTGAAGATGATAAATTATTAATAAAAGATTATGATATTATTAGTGAATTGACAACTTTTATTCAAAAAAGTCAATCTTTTGAGGCAGAAGAAGGTTGCAATGATGACCTTGCGATGTGTCTTGTAATTTTTGCTTGGTTGGTCGTTCAGGACTATTTTAAAGAGATGACTGACAACGATGTTCGTAAAAGAATTTACGAAGATCAAAGGGATCAAATAGAACAAGATATGGCACCATTTGGATTTTTATCAGATGGATTAAGTGAAGAAACTTCTTTTGTTGATGAAGATGGAGATAGATGGCATTTGGACGAATATGGAGATAGATCATATATGTGGGAATACAGATAAATGAATATAAGTGACCAATTTGAATTAGAGCACTTATTTTTAACAGAGAGAAAATGCAGAGTATGTAAAGAAATAAAAGATTTAATTGATGGTTTTTATTTAACTCGCAAAGGAAGGGGGGACATACCGTCAGCATATTCATATGAATGTAAAAATTGTACAGTAAAAAGAATTATACAAAGTAGGAAAAAAATTAGAAATATACCAAATTGGGAATATCCAGATTGGTAATGTTCACGGGTGGTTTCCCCATTGTAACGTATCTAATTTATAAATACTTCTAGGCAAAATGAACTTCTTAACGAGGGGAAACAAATGGCGTTAAATTTAGTATCACCTGGCGTCAAAATTAGAGAAGTTGACTTAACTGTTGGTGGAATTACAGCTGGGTCAAATCAGGTGGGTGCTATTGCCGGACCTTTCCAAAAAGGTCCTGTCAATCAACCTATTTTAATTGAAACTGAAAATGATTTACTTAATGTTTTTGGAAAACCGATTTCTTCAGATTCTCAATATGAATATTGGTTGAGTGCATCATCTTTTCTTTCTTATGGTGGAATTCTAAGAGTTGTAAGATGTGATGGTGACAATTTAAAAACAGCAAATGCTGGGGTTTCATCAACATCAGCAAATTTAAAAATTGAATCATTAGAAGATTATGATACTGAGCATACTTCGGACACTGATTGGTATTGGGCATCAAGAAATCCAGGTTCTTGGGCAAACAAATTAAAAGTTTGTATTGTTGATAGTCTTGCAGACCAAAGGATTTCAATTGCTACTACTGGTCTTGCTGTTGGTTATGGAGTTAGTACATCATACACAAGAGGATTTGCTGGTATAGGAACTACCTCATCGGAAACTGGAGTTTTAAAAGGAATTATCACACAAGTTAATGTTGGTTCAATAGACGTAAAAATTCTCAGCAAAAATGTTGGTGGAGTTGATAGTGAAGTTTCTTATCAACAAGGTGGTACATACGAATTTAAGTCTTCAGATTCCATAGGAATTAATAGTGGAGGAACTCTCGTTAGAGTCAATTCATCAACAGTTACTAATATTTCTGCTGTAGTTGCAACTGCTTCATCCATTGTTCTTCCTGGTCCTAGTGTTACTGGTTCAACACCATTTGCAAGTGCTGGTTATTCAGTTGGACAAGTTGTAAGAACAGTTGCAGATAATGGAGTGCAAGTTCCACTTACTGCAATTGTTGGTTTTGGAACCACTAATGTTAATGGTTTGCAACAAGATACTTTACTTTTAGCAAGTAATTCTCCAGCTTCCAGTGGAACAACAACAATTGGTGTATTTAATGCAACCACAACTATATCTGCCCCTTCAGATTGGTATGATCAACAAACTCTTGGATTGACAAATTCAACTGTTTATTGGAAAAATATTGCACCAAGACCAGGAACATCTCAATATGCAGCAGAACGAAGTGCAAAAAATGACGAAATCAATATTGTTGTTGTAGATGATACTGGAGCAGTCACTAGTTCAGTTGGAAATATTTTAGAAAAATACCAAAGAGTTTCTAAAGCATCTGATGGTAAAATTTCTCCAAATCAAGCAATTTATTATAAAGATATCATTAGAGAACAATCTCAATATATTTTTGCAGGCATTGCATCAACTGGTGTTAAAACTAAATTCTCTACTTTATCTGGATATTCTGCAGCAACTGACACTACTTGGGGATTAGAGGCACAAGGAAATACATTCAATTGTGTTGGAGCAAAAACTTACGAATTATCTGGTGGAGCAGATTATTCCGGTGTAACTAATAATGTTGGTGGTTATTCTGCAAGTTTATCAAATGTAATTACTGCTTATAGAAAATTTACAAATCCAGCAGAATACTCTATTGATTATTTAATTAGTGGTCCTTCAGGTGGAACAACAATTTATGATTCACAAGCAAAGGCAAATGAGTTAATTGCAATTGCAGATTTACGTAAAGATTGTATTGCAGTTATTTCTCCACATAGAAGTGGAGTGGTTAATATTTCAAACTCAGAAACTCAAACTAATAATATAATTGAATTTTTTGGTCCATTGTCATCATCTTCTTATGCTGTATTTGATAGTGGTTACAAATACACTTATGATAGATTCAACGGCACATTTAGATACATCCCTTGTAATGCTGATATTGCTGGATTGATGGCAAGAACTTCTAATAATTCTTTCCCTTGGTATTCACCTGCAGGATCAAGCAGAGGAACAATTAATAATGCAACTAAACTTGCATATAATCCATCACAAGAACAAAGAGATAGACTATACACAACAAGAATCAATCCAATTATATTCTCCCAAGGTGCTGGAATTATTCTTTTTGGAGATAAAACTGCTTTATCTTATGCTTCTGCGTTTGATAGAATTAACGTTCGTCGTCTATTCTTAACCATTGAAAGGGCAATTGAAAGAGCAGCAAGAGCACAACTCTTTGAATTCAATGATTTGATTACTAGATCAAACTTTGTTAATATTGTTGAACCATATCTTCGTGACGTAAAAGCAAAAAGAGGTGTTTCTGATTATGTTGTAATTTGCGATGAAACTAACAATACTCCAGACATTATTGACTCCAATCAGTTTAAAGCTGACATTTATGTCAAACCAGCAAGAAGTATTAACTTCATTGGACTGACTTTTGTTGCTACTCGCACTGGAGTTAGTTTTGAAGAAGTTATCGGTACTGTTTAATTAAAAGAGGTAAAAATCAATGGCAAAAGAAACAATTTTCCCATCAGTAAGAACTTTAAATGATTTTAAGAGCAGACTAACTGGAGGTGGAGCAAGACCTAATCTTTTTGAATGTGTAATTAATTTTCCAAGTGCTGCCCTTCCTAGTAATATTGACGCAAATGCATTACAAGAAAAAACTAGATTTCTTGTAAAGGCAGCAAATTTACCTGCTTCAACTTTGAGTGTAATTGATATTCCATTCAGAGGAAGAAATTTAAAAATTGCTGGTGACAGAACATTTGATCCTTGGACTATTACAGTAATAAATGACACTGATTTTGTAATCAGAAATGCATTTGAAAGATGGATGAATTTTATCAACAAACACGAAGATAATTCTGGACAAATTAGTCCAGTTGAATATCAAACAAATATGAAAGTACATCAACTTGGAAGAGCAATAGTTGGAAAAGATATGAGTAGTAATACGAAAATTCCGCATTTAAAGTCATATGAATTTTATGGGACATTTCCAACTTCAATTAGTGCAATTGATTTGTCTTATGATTCAACAGATGTAATTCAAGAGTTTACTGTAGATTTACAGGTTCAGTGGTGGGATGCCCTTGACGGAGAAACTCAAGATAGTATTCTTGGATCTGGAAATCAAGAAGAATTTAACTCCACTTCAGTAAGCACTGGAATTTTCTGAACTATCTAAATAATAGATATAGACTCAATTATTACTATGGCTAAATTATTTGGATTTAAAATAAAGGATACGGGAGACAATAATTCTAAAGGGATTATGTCTCCCATTCCTCGTAATGAGGAAGATAAATCCGATTTTTATATTTCTAGTGGTTTTTATGGACAATATGTAGATATTGAAGGTGTTTATAAGACTGAAGCAGATTTGATTAGAAGATATCGTGAGATGTCTTTGCATCCAGAATGTGATAGTGCAATTGAAGATATTGTGAATGAAGCAATAGTTTCCGACCTTAATGATTCTCCTGTAGAAATAGAACTTTCAAATCTTCCAGCATCTGATAAATTAAAAGATATTATCAGAGAAGAATTTAAGTATATTAAAGAGATTATGGACTTTGATAAAAAGTGCCACGAAATCTTTAGAAATTGGTATGTTGATGGAAGAATTTATTATCATAAAGTGATTGATTTAAAAAAACCAAATGAAGGCATAAAAGAAATTAGATATGTTGATGCCCTTAAAATTAAATATGTAAGGAAATTAAAAAAAGGGAATAATGATGCTTTTGGTGTTGATTATAGGCAATTTGTAAATGGAAAAAATAAAATTGATTTTTCAACACAAGATCTTGAAGAGTACTATATTTACGATCCAAATGTTGGGTCTTCTCAAAATGCAACATATAAGTCATCAGATGTTAATAGTGTAAAAATCGCAAAAGATGCTATTACTTACATAACTTCTGGTTTGGTTGATCGTAACAAGCAGACTGTATTATCATTTTTACATAAAGCAATCAAATCACTCAATCAATTAAGAATGATTGAAGATAGTCTTGTAATTTATAGACTATCTCGTGCTCCAGAAAGAAGAATTTTTTATATTGATGTTGGCAATCTACCAAAAATCAAGGCAGAGCAATATCTTCGTGATGTGATGAATCGTTATCGTAACAAGTTAGTATACAATGCAGATACTGGTGAAATTAAAGATGACCGAAAATATATGGCAATGCTTGAAGATTTTTGGCTTCCAAGAAGAGAAGGTGGCAGAGGAACTGAAATCACAACTCTTCCTGGTGGTCAGAATCTTGGAGAACTTGCTGATATTGAATATTTCCAGAAAAAACTTTATGATTCTTTAGGTGTTCCCCCAACTCGTCTTGATGCCGGTGGAGGATTTAATCTTGGACGTTCATCAGAAATTCTTAGAGATGAATTAAAATTCACAAGATTTGTCGGAAGACTGAGAAAAAGATTTTCTCAAATCTTTATTGATATGTTGAAAACTCAGTTAATTCTTAAGAATATTGTAACACCAGAAGATTGGAAAACCTTAAGTGACCACATTCAATTTGACTATGTTTATGATAATCATTTTTCAGATTTGAAGAAAAATGAATTAATGAACGATAAGTTGGGTGTTGTTGCAGCAATGGAACCATATGTTGGTCGTTATTTTTCATCACAATATGTAAGGTCAAAGATACTTGGTCAAACTGATAGTGAAATTTTAGAAATTGACAAGCAAATTAAAAAAGAAATTAAAGATGGAATTATTCCTGACCCATCTTTAGCAATGAATCCTATGATGGGTATGCCTAATGGACAACCATCTTCAAATAATTTTGGAAATATACCACAAGAAGGTGGACTCACTGATGCCCAAACAGGAGTTGAATTGGGTAGTCAGGGAGAGATATAAATAAAAATAGTTAATTTTGCATAGTTATGGAAGAATTAGTAGATATGATTGCTGGTGAATCATCACCATCAGATGTTTCTGATAAGATTAAAGAAATTCTTTTCTCAAAAGCTTCAGAAAAAATCAATTCGGTAAGACCAGAAGTCACCGCAACAATGTTTAATTTAGAAGATGAGGAGCAATAATAAGTGAATTTTGAAGATAATTCAAAAGATTTATCTGATTTTTTTAATACTATTAGTTCGGGAAAACAAAAAAGAAAAAAAGAATTGCAAGAGACTGTAGGAGACTCTGTAAATGATTTTTTTCAAACCATTAGTATTGGCAAAAAAATAGAAAAAGAAAAAAAGGAGTCTTTAGTTGGGGACTCCTTTGAAACTCTTTTTTTGTCAAAACTTGAAGAAAGTAAAAAAGAAATAAAAAAGAAAAAAATACAAGAACAAAAGACTGTAAAGGCATTTGAGGATTGGTTATATTCTGAGACACCAAAACAACAAGAACAAGTAATTGAAGATGTAATTGAAGAATCTTTGGATGAAGTTCTTGAAGTTTTGGAAGAATATAAAGAAGAACTTGAAAAACCCAAAGAAGACCTGATTGAAAAATCATTAGGTCTTCTTGCTGAACCAAGTGATGTTAAAGTTCAACAAGACCCATTAACTCCATTAGACCAAAAGTTCGCAACACTTGACGATTTACAGAAACATTACAAACTGTTTCTTTCTCGTATTCAACAACAACTATCAACAGTTGGTGGAGGTGGCGAAACCAGATTAAGATACTTGGATGATATTGTAGGCATCGCAACTAATTCTGGTGCTTATAATAATAAATTTTTACAATGGAATTCCACAACAAATCAAGCAGAGTTTGTTGATCCAAATGATGTTGGTGGCACAACAATTGTAAATATCTCTGGTATTACCACTTACTATCAGGCATCGAATGTAGATGATTATATTGGAGTAAGTGCAAATGTTCCAGTAACAATTGTATTACCACAAATTCCTTCTTATGGTAAGAAGTTAATTGTAAAAGACGAGGGTAATAAGATTGCTACATACAATATAACAGTCCAGGCAGGTGCTGGAACAAGTGTAGAGAATGATAGTTCGGTTATTATGACTATCAATCATCAAAGTTTTACTTATTTTTACAATGGTTCTAATTGGTTCTTAATCTAATATGTCTTATAATCCTCTTCCCCAACCAGCACAATCCGTAGTTCTTACAGGTGCTGGAACATCATTAGTTACTTATGCTAACCCATTTCCAGTTTCATTAGGTTCTTCTAATATTACAATCACTGGTGATGTAAATGTAGGAACAACTGTATCAGTCACAAGCACTCCCGAAAATCCTGTCCATACTCATATTACAGAAGTTGGTTCAAGTGGTATTTTACAGGATATGGGTGTTCCTTATATGCCTGTTGGTGTTGGAACAGTAAATCTAAATCTTTCATATCTTCCAGTTGGTATTTCTTCATTACTGAATACTGTATCAATAGGAAATACAGTTTCTATTTCTAATACTTCATTCTACATAACCAATCCAGTCACAACAGTCGCAGTATCAGGTATTGGTTCTACTGTTACAGTTCAAGGAACAGTAGGTATTGGAACCACAGGGCAAGTATCACTCAACCTCAATAGTGCTCCTGTAAGTTCTACTAATCCCCTACCAGTTACGGGAACAGTATCAATTTCTACAACATCATCAGCATCTGTTACATTTCCACCAATAGCAACTGATGCATTTGGAAGATTAAGAACTTCAACTCCACTTACACTTTTTGATAGTTCCCACAGATACAAGGACAATAATCTTTGGAGTGGTTTAGTTGTAGGAACTGGTTCAACAGTTGGATTTGTAACAGCACAAGGTTTAGTCAATATTAGTATAGGAACTACTGCTGGATGTTCTGTGATTAGGGAAACCACAAAAGTATTCTCTTATCAACCAGGAAAATCATTACAAGTGATGAATACTTTTGTAATGAACCCAGCAAAAGCAAATCTTCGTCAAAGAGTAGGATACTTTGGTGCAGATAATGGAATGTATCTGGAACTTGATGGAAGCACTTTATATTTTGCGGAAAGAAGTTTATCTACTGGAACAACAACAAGAGTTGCACAGTCGGATTGGAATGTTGATACGATGCTTGGTGCAGGGCATCTCAATCCATCTGGTGTTACATTAGATATTTCCAAAGCACAAATTTTGTGGATGGATATTGAATGGTTGGGAGTTGGAACAGTTAGGTTGGGTTTTGTAGTTGATGGGAAGTTTATTCACTGTCATTCATTCCATCACGCAAACTTAATCACTTCAACTTATATTACAACGGCATCATTACCTTTGAGATATGAGATTGCAAATACTGGAATTACAACAAGTTCAAGCACACTGAAACAAGTTTGTTCTAGTGTAATTTCAGAGGGTGGTTATGAACTTCGTGGATTGCAACAGGCAGTAGGAACACCAGTCCAAACACCAGTTGATTTAACAACAGCAGGAACTTATTATACAGTTGTATCAATTCGTCTTAAAGCAACACCAAATAGATTAGATGCAATTATAATTATGACTGCACTTTCTATTCTAGGCATTACAAATAATGCAACTTATAACTGGCAAGTAAGAGCATCTGGAACATCTAGTGGTGCAACTTGGACTGATGCTGGTGTTGATAGTGCTGTTGAATATAAGATTGGTGGGGGAACTTATACTGGCGGAAGAATACTAGCATCTGGATATACGTATGGTTCCAATCAAGGTTCATCATCAGTAGATATTCTTAAAGAGGCATTATTTAAGTTTCAGTTGGAAAGGGATGCATTAACAGGAACACCTTATGAACTTTCTATTGTATGTGCTTCTGATGCTAATGGTGCAGATATTCACGGGTCTATGGACTGGGAAGAAATTAGTAGGTAATACTAGATATTGATAAATAACTAATATAGTCCAATTATTACAATGTCCGTATATAAGATTGTACAAAAAATTACGCCATTGACGATGACTGGTGCAGCAGTGACCAGTAATCCAATTGCTTTGAGGTCTGGTTTTTTGAGAATTGTTCCAGAACAAGATGCTTACGTTGAGGTTGCTCCAACCCCAACAATTAGTACTTCTACGAATGCTAGTATTTTTGTGAAGGCTGGAACTGAACTTGTTTTAAAAGATACCGCAGTCACTCAAACTATTGTTGGTGTAACTACTGGAACTACCACTGTTGTGACTTTACCAGAAGGTACTTTCTCTGATTTTTCTGCTGGTGATATTGTTGAACTTACTGGTATTGTTCCCGCAGGAATTAACACAACAGCAGCAACTGTTGCATCAGTTGATGCAACGAATGATGCTGGAACAGGTGGATTTAATAGAGTAATTACTCTTACTTGGAATACTTCAAGTCAAGGTGCTCCAATTACTACTTCCACTGGTGTTTTGAGAAGAGTAACAAAAGTTGCTGCTTATGGTGCAAGTGGAAAACTTCACATCACAGAAATTCAAATCGCAGGTGGTTAATCCAATGAAACTTATCACAGAAGAAATAGAAAAGGTAAAAGTAATTACCGAAGAAAAAAATGGAGTTAAATCCCTTTTTATTGAAGGTGTTTTTCTTCAGGCAAATAGACCAAATAGAAATAAAAGATTATATGAAATGAGAACTCTTGAAAGAGAAGTCAAAAGATATAATGAAAATTTTATTGCTAAAGGTCGTGCTCTTGGTGAATTGGGACATCCAGATGGACCAACTTTAAATCTTGATAGAGTATCCCATAAAATTACTATGCTTGAAAGAAAAGATGATAATTTTATGGGAAAAGCAAAAATTCTTGAAACTCCAATGGGCAAAATTGCTTCTTCTCTTTTAGGTGAAGGAGTTTGTCTTGGTGTTTCTTCTCGTGGTGTTGGTTCATTGATTCCAACTAATGAAGGTTATTCTTTAGTTGGTGAAGATTTTATGCTTGCAACTGCTGCTGATATTGTTGCAGACCCTTCTGCTCCTGATGCTTTTGTGAATGGAATTATGGAAGGGAGAGAATGGATATATGATTCCAATAAAAAAACTTGGATTGCGGAATCAATTAAAAATATTATTGAAAAGGATGTAAAACAAAGAAAATTAACTGAACAGAGAAAATTACAGCATTTTGAAAAGTTTTTGGATATGCTTTGATTTTATACATTAAAATTATAAATTATAAATAAATATAGATTTAAGAAACTAGTTAAATCGGAGAGTTCAAATGTCCCGTGGTAGAAACTTACAAGAAATGGAATCAGACACAAAACAATCTAAAACTGCTGTAAATGCCGGTGCAAAGGCAGCAGAACCAATGCAAAAGTTAACCACAGGAATTCCTGATGGTCAAACAGGCAGTTGGGAAGACCTTGGTGGTCCTACTCCAGAAAATTATCGTTCAGATGATGACTCTGCAAAATTAAAAGACCCTTCAACAACTCTTAAGCAAGTTAAGGATGTTGTAAATAAGGGTGCAAAAGCAGCAGAAGGAATGAAAAAAATGGCTTCTCCTGTAAAGGAGTCTTCAGAAGAAGATGAAGATGAAGAACTCGTAGAAGGAGAATATGAGGAAGGTGAAGAGGAAGTAGTAGCAGAAGCTAAGCATAAGTCCGAAGAAGACGAAGAAGAGGGTGAAGAAGAAGAGGGTGAAGAAGAAGGTGAAGAGGAAGATGAAGAAGACGAGGACGGAAAGAAAAAGAAAATGAAAGAGGCATTTGCCCAAATTGAAGAAGAAATTGAGGAAGATGTTTCTGCTCTTCTTTCTGGAGAAGAACTTTCCGAAGATTTTAAAGTAAAAGCAAAAACTGTTTTTGAAGCAGCATTAAATGCTAGAACAAAACAGATTGAAGAAGCAGTTGTTTTACATTACGAACAGCAACTTATTGAAGAAATTGATGCAATTAAGGAAGAACTCACTGAAAGACTTGATTCTTATCTTGAGTATGTTGCTGATGAATGGGTTCAGGAAAATGCTCTTGCAATTGAGCAAGGCATTAAGTCTGAAATGACTGAGAGTTTCCTCTCAGGTATGAAGCAACTTTTTGAAGAACATTATGTAACAATCCCTGAAGAGAAATATGATGTCATTGAAAGTATGGTAGATAAACTTGATGAAATGGAGACAAAACTCAACGAGCAAATTGAAAGAAATGTTGCTCTAAATAAGAGATTAGCCGAATCAGTTACCGATGTAATCTTTGCCGAAGTTACTGAGGGTCTTGCTCTTTCACAGAAAGACAAACTTGCTTCTCTTGCCGAAAATGTTGAGTTTGATAGTGAATCAGACTATCGTGAGAAGCTGGTAACTCTAAGGGAATCATATTTCCCAAGACATACTGGTGCTCAACTAGACAACTCAGATTATATCACAGAAGGTATGGAGTATCATCAAGAAGTTTCAGGGTCAATGGCCCATTATCTTGATGCACTTGGAAGAGTTTCTAAAAAGTGATTTTTATATCATAAACAATCAAACTAAAACTTTTTAAAGAGGTAAAAAAAATGCAAATGTTCAATGCGGAGCATCTGCAGGAGAAGTGGTCACCACTCCTTGACTATCAAGGTCTGGACCCAATCAAAGACTCACATCGCAGAATGGTAACTGCGGTTCTCCTGGAGAATCAAGAAAAATTCCTTCGTGAAGAAAGATCATTTCTTTACGAAACCGGAGCACCAACTAGCACAACTGGTTCAACCAGTAACACTGCTGGTTTCTCTGGTGGTGCTGTTGCAGGTGGTCCAGTAGCAGGTTTTGATCCTGTTCTGATCTCCCTGATCCGTCGTTCAATGCCTAACCTGGTCGCATATGACCTCGCAGGTGTTCAACCAATGAATGGTCCTACAGGACTTATCTTCGCAATGCGTTCACGTTACACCAACCAATCAGGTGCCGAGGCATTCTTTGATGAAGTTGATACTCAGTTCTCTGGTAGAAAGGGTAATCAATCTCAGTATGCTGTTAATCCTACTGTTGAAGCAAACGTAGGTTTTGGTACTACTGCTGCACAATCTGGTAGCAATCCTGGTCTTCTTAGTGCTGGTGGTTCTCAGCAAGATTACAACGTTGGTGGTGGTATGTCCACTGCTGATGCAGAGATTCTTGGTTCCGACTCCGGTGCTTCATTCAATGAGATGGCATTCTCAATTGAGAAAGTCACCGTTACTGCAAAATCCAGAGCACTGAAAGCCGAGTATTCACTTGAGCTTGCACAAGACCTGAAGGCAATTCACGGTCTGAATGCTGAGGCTGAATTAGCAAACATTCTCTCAACAGAGATTCTTGCTGAAATCAACCGTGAAGTTATTCGTACCATCTATAAGACTGCTGAATCTGGTGCTCAGTTCAACGTTGCTAATGCTGGTACTTTTGACCTTGACATTGACTCCAATGGTCGTTGGTCAGTTGAAAAGTTCAAGGGTCTGATTTTCCAAATCGAAAGAGACGCAAACGCAATTGCACAGCGTACTCGTAGAGGAAAGGGTAACATTATTATGTGCTCTTCTGACGTTGCTTCTGCACTCTCAATGGCAGGTCTTCTTGATTATACACCTGCACTCAATGCTAACCTGAACGTTGATGATACTGGCAATACTTTTGCTGGTGTTCTGAACGGTAAGTACAGAGTTTACATTGACCCATATTCAGGTGGTGCTGGTAACCCAGCAACTGGAGCAACTGGTGGTCAGTATTACGTTGTTGGTTATAAGGGTTCTTCACCTTATGACGCAGGACTCTTCTACTGCCCATACGTTCCTCTTCAAATGGTTCGTGCAGTTGGTGAGAACACCTTCCAGCCAAAAATCGGATTCAAGACTCGTTATGGTCTTGTTGCTAATCCATTTGCTGAAGGTAAGTCTGCATCAGCTCCTGAGACCAATCTTGGTCGTATTCAGACCAACTCAAACCGTTACTACAGAAGAGTTCAAGTTAAGAACCTTATGTGATTTCGGTTCACAAATACTGGAGGGTCCAAAAGACCCTCTTTTTTTATGTCTATAAATAAAAATAAAAATGAGTCCGAGTCCTTGGTCAAAACAAATTAGTAATAGAAATTACTTGTCCCCTGTAGGATTTAAATTTATTTTATCTGAATATCCTAAGGTTGATTTTTTTTCTAATTCATCACAAATACCAGGTATAAATTTAGGAGTTGCAGTTCAATCAAACTATCTGAAAGATATTCCAATTCCTGGTGATAAACTTTCTTATGATGATTTTTCTTTTGAGTTTTTTGTAGATGAAAATTTACAAAATTATTTACAAGTTCACAATTGGATGAGAGGTCTTGGATATCCTCAAAGTGTATCCGAATATCAAGAGTTATTAAATTCAGACGAATTAAATCCAGGTATCCAAGATGCAAACTTTGGACAATCGGATGGCAGTTTAATACTCTATAATAGTAACTACAATCCTATAGCACAAGTAAATTTCAGAGGATTGTTTCCAGTTTCTTTATCTACTTTAGATTTCAATGCTAAAGTACAAGATATTAATTTTGTGACTGCAAATGTCACATTCAAATATACATTATATGACATAGTTGTTTATTAATCTTATGAACCTTGATGAAATTCAAATATTATGGGAAGAAGATTCAAAGATAGACCCAGACAATCTACATCAAGAATCACTTAAAATTCCATCTTTACATTCAAAATATTATAAAATATACAATAACATTATTCTTCTTAAAAAAATGGAGGAGAATAAATATAAAATTTTAAAAAAAGAAAAATGGTTATATTATTCAGGAAAAGCAGAACCAGAAGTATATAAAACCAATCCATTTGACCATAAGGTTTTAAAACCAGACCTAGATAAGTATATGGATGCCGATTCTGATTTAATTAAAGTAATATCAAAAATTGAATACTATCAGATAATGATAAGTTATTTGGATGGAATTTTAAAAACAATATTAAATAGAACTTATCAGATTAAAAATGCCATTGAATATATGAGATTTACTGCGGGATATGACTAATATTATTATTCAAAAAAAGAACGAAATATATTTAAAAGTAGAAACTGAACCCCATATACATCAGGAACTTTTTGACTATTTTACTTTTGAAGTTCCTGGTGCAAAATTTATGCCTCAGTATAGAAGTAAGTATTGGGATGGAAAAATAAGACTCTACAGTAATCATACTGGTGAAATATATATTGGTCTCTTAGACAAACTAGTCTCTTGGGCAAAACGTTATGAATACACAATAGAATTTAAAGATAATAAATTTTATGGTCTTCCATTTGAAGAAAACGAAATGGTTTCTTTGAGTGGTGTTTCCGATTATATGAATAAAATATCAAAACATAAACCAAGAGATTATCAAATTGATGCTGTTTATGATGCTTTAAGGTACAATAGAAAACTTTTAATTTCTCCAACAGCATCTGGAAAATCTTTAATGATTTATACAATCGTAAGATATTTTGTAGATAATAGTAAAAATATTTTATTAATTGTTCCAACCACATCATTAGTTGAGCAAATGGTAAAAGATTTTACAGACTATGGTTGGGATTCAGAAGAATTTTGTCATAAAATTTATTCTGGAAAAGAAAAAAATACAGACAAACCAGTAGTAGTTACAACTTGGCAATCTATCTACAATCTCCAAAGGTCTTTTTATGAAAATTTTGATGTAGTAATTGGAGATGAAGCACATCAATTCAAATCAAAGTCTCTTGTGGGCATTATGACAAAGATGGATAATGCAAAATATAGATTTGGATTCACTGGAACTTTAGACGGGTCACAGACCCATAAATGGGTGCTTGAAGGACTTTTTGGACCATCATACAAAGTCACACAAACAAAGGAACTTATTGAAAAAGGTCATCTTTCAAAACTACAGATTAAAATTTTATTATTAAAGCACAATTCTCAACAGTTTAATGAGTATGAAGAAGAAGTTCAATATATTATTGGACACGAAAAAAGAAACAATTTTATTAAAAATCTTGTATTGGATTTAAAGGGAAATAGTCTTGTTCTTTTTAATAGAGTTGAATCTCACGGACAAATTCTTTATGAACTTATAAATAATTCTACTTCAAAGGACAGAAAAGTATTTTTTGTTCACGGTGGAGTTGATACTGAAACAAGAGAAAAAATAAGAGAAATTACAGAAAAAGAAAGTAATGCAATTATTGTTGCATCTTATGGAACTTTCAGTACAGGAATTAATATTAAAAATCTACATAATGTAATTTTTGCTTCACCATCAAAATCTAGAATTCGTAACCTCCAATCAATTGGAAGAGTCCTAAGAAAGGGGGACAATAAAACAAAAGCAACCCTATATGATATTGCTGATGACGCAACATATAAATCAAAAAAGAACTATACTCTTAATCATTTAATTGAAAGAATTAAAATATACAATGAAGAAAAATTTAACTATGAAATTTTACAAATCAATTTTAAAAAATAAATGGAAGAGGAATTTTACGGTATTATAAAATTAATTTCTGGTGAAGAAGTATTTGCAAAAGTCTGTCCTTTTGAAGAAGATGATGAAACACTTCTGATGTTAGATTGTCCTGTCACTATGGAAACAATTGTAGTTCGTCATTTGGGAATGACTACAATTAAAGTAAGTCCTTGGATTAAAATGAGTGATGAAGATTTATTCATTGTAAATATGGATAAAATCCTAACAGTTACAGAAGTGTCTGATAAGGATTTGATTAAAATGCATACAAAATATGTAAAAGATAAAAATAGAAAATCTAATAAAACAAAGTTATCAGAGAAAATGGGATACTTATCAAGCATTGCTGATGCCAGAATATCTTTAGAGAAATTATATAAATCCAATAACTAAAAGATATAATTTATCTTCAAACCCAACAGAGTGATTCTAGTCATATTAAATTTATTTGTCAAGTCTTGGTTGATGTGCTAAAATGATGAGTAATTAATGGCAGTTTTACTTTCTCCTCTACAAATGAATAAAATCAAAAAGAACCCACATTACGTAAATAATAAAGATTTTTATGATGCTTTAATTGTTTATAAAAACAAAGTTAAAAATGCAAAGGAATCTGGATCTCCTGTTCCACCAATTTCAAATTATCTTGGTGATTGTTTCCTTAAGATTGCTACACACTTATCATATCGTCCAAATTTTGTAAATTATATCTTTCGTGAGGATATGATTAGTGATGGTGTTGAAAATTGTGTTCAATATATTAATAACTTTGATATAAACAGAACAAATCCATTTGCTTATTTTACTCAAATTGTATATTATGCTTTTTTGCGTCGTATTCAAAAAGAGAAAAAGCAAATGGAAATAAAGGAAAAAATTATAGAAAGAAGTGGATACGAGCAACTTTTTTATGTGGATGATGACTCACCAAATTCTTCTGACTATAATACAATTAAAGAAAATATTCAAATGAAATCATATCAATGAAAATTGGACTTATAACTGATACTCATTATAATTTTCGTAAAGCTAATAAGGCATTTCACGAATACTTTGAAAGATTTTATAATGATATATTTTTTCCAAACTTAAAGAAAAATAAAATTAAAACGGTTGTTCATCTTGGAGATGCCTTTGATAATCGTAAAGGAGTAGATTATTGGGCATTACAATGGGCAAAACGGAACGTATACGATAAGTTTGAACAACTTGGAATCACTGTATACAGTATTGTTGGAAATCACGATGCATATTATAAAAATACTAATGAAGTAAATGCAATTGATGTTTTATTAAACGAGTACTCAAACATTGTAAAAATATCAAGTCCAACTGAAATTTTTATTGATGACACTGAATGTGTTTTTTTGCCCTGGATTTGCACTGACAATGAGAAGGACACATTCTCACTATTAGAAGAATCAACTGCAAAAATTGTATTTGGTCACCTTGAACTGTCTGGATTTTCTGTTTATCCTGGACACGTTCAGGAAAACGGACTGAATAAAAATGTATTCAAAAAGTTTGATAGAGTTTTTTCTGGGCACTATCATACTTCCAGTAATGATGGCAAGATTTTTTATCTTGGGAATCCATATCAAATGTTTTGGTGTGATGTAAACGATAAAAGGGGATTTCATATTTTTGATACTGATGATTATGCATTAGAAAAAATTGAAAATCCTTACACTATGTTTGAAAAAGTTTATTATGATGACGATAGTGAGGATATTGATTTTTCCTCACTATCAAACAAGATGATTAAACTTTTTGTACAGAAAAAAGAAAATCATTTAAAGTTTGATAAGTTTGTAAGTCAAATTGTAAATGTAAATCCATTAGAATTTAAAATTGTTGAGAATTTTGATGTTTATGATGATGATGTGAATTCTGATGAATTTTGTACGGAAGATACACTTAGTATTCTGGATAAATACGTTGAAGAGTCTGAATTTAATTTAAATAAAACAGTCATCAAAAATCTTTTAAGAGATGTTTACAAAGAAGCATTAGAGATAGAGTAATGTACATACTATCAATTAAAGAACAAGAAGATGAAGGTGCATATGCAGTAATGAATGAAGATGGTGATAAAACTTTGTATATATTTGAAGAAGAAGACGATGCAGAAAGATATGCTGGTCTCTTAGAAGCAGAAGACTATCCAGAGATGTCTGTGGTTGAAGTAGAAGACGAAGTAGCAATAAAAACCTGTGAAGTATATGGATATAGTTATGCTATAATTACCCCTAATGACTTTGTAATACCCCCACGAGATTATGATTCTGTTCAAGAAAATTTCATATCGTAATTTTTTATCATCTGGCAATCAACCAACACAAATTAATCTCTCAGAGAATCAAACAACATTAATTGTGGGGTCTAACGGGTCTGGGAAAAGTACCTTGTTGGATGCTTTGTGTTTTGTGTTATTTAATAAAGCATTTAGAAAAATTACGAAACCTCAACTCATAAACTCAACTAACACAAAGGATTGTTTAGTTGAGATTGAGTTTAGTATTGGAACAAAGGAATATAAAGTAGTAAGAGGAATTAAACCAAATGTTTTTGAGATTTGGGTGGATGGAATCTTACAAAATCAGTCTTCTGCTACGGTAGACCAACAAAAACAATTGGAAGAAAGTATTCTTAAATTGAATTATAAGTCATTTACTCAAATTGTTATTTTGGGAAGTGCATCTTTTGTTCCTTTTATGCAACTTTCTGCTTCAACAAGAAGAGAAATTGTCGAAGATTTGTTGGACATAAAAATATTTTCCTCTATGAATTCTGTAATTAAAGATAAAATTCGTAAAATTAATGAAGAAATAAAGGACTCGTCTTTTCTTGAAAAGACAACAGAAGAAAAGATTGATATGCAAAAAGGTTTTATTGAAGAACTTGAAAATCGTGGAAATAATACTATAGTTGCCAATAAAGAAAAAATTACCAATTTGGATAAAGAAATTGGTAATTATATGAAGGATAATTCTTCTATTGAAGAGAAAATTGAAAAACTTCAAAAAGAGCAGGAGGAAGTCATTGGTGCTGACGATAAATTAGAAAAACTAAACAACCTTAAGGGAAAAATCTCACAGAAAGTATCTGTCATTACTAAAGAGCATAAGTTCTTTAGTGAAAATACGGTCTGCCCCACTTGTACTCAGAATATAGAAGAAGAGTTTAGGTTAAATAGAATTACAGACGTTCAAAATAAAGCAAAGGAACTCCAAAAGGGATTTCGTGAGATTGAAGATACAATTAAATTTGAGCAAGAACGAGAGCGTCAATTTGTTGTTCTTTCTAAGGAGATCACTAAACTTACATATGAAATTTCTCAAAACAATACTCGGATCAGTTTCAATCAAAGACAAATCCGAGAACTTGAATATGAAATTCAAACTATTACCGACAAAAGTAAAAACAGAACTTCTGAGAGAGATGAATTAAAAAAGTTAGAAAAACAACTTATTGAAATAACGAAGAATAAAGTTAAACATAAAGAAAATATTTCTTATTATGATTTTTTGCATTTATTGATGAAAGATGGTGGAATTAAGGCAAAAATTATACAAAAATATTTGCCTTCTATGAATCAACTTATCAACAAATATTTGCAATTGATGGACTTTTACATCAATTTTACTTTTGATGAAGAATTTAAAGAAATAATCAAATCCCCAATTTATGAGGACTTTAGTTATGATTCCTTCAGTGAAGGAGAAAAGATGAGAATTAATCTTGCAATTTTGTTTACTTGGAGAGAAATTGCAAGACTTAAAAATTCTGTAAACACTAATCTTCTTATCTTAGATGAAGTCTTTGATAGTTCTTTGGATTTTGCAGGAACTGATTACTTTACTAGAATTATTAAATTTATAATTAGTAATACTAATGTATTTGTCATATCACATAAGACAGATGAATTAGTAGATAAATTTGACAAAGTAGTTAAATTTGAGAAAGTTAAAGGATTCAGTAAAATGGTTGACTGACTTTTGGTTCTTTGGTATGATTGATGAAGGTTACTATTGCTTTCTTTACTATGTTTGGACCTGAGGACGAGAGAAATTTAAATGAGTTTACAATAAAACTTAATGAAAAAAATGGTTTAATTGACATCAACAAAACTTCTGTGAATATGCCTGAAAATACAAATGCTAATGGTTTCTGGAAATATAATGAAGATAAAATCCTGAAACAACTTGAACAGTACATTGCCAGTACTTATAGTCAGCACTATGTTGATAGAACTGGTGGTGGAACGGAACAAACACTAGACAAAATCAAACACAATCGTCGTGAAGGATTTTGTGCTGGTAATGTGACCAAGTATATTGACCGTTATGATACCAAAGGAACACCAAGAGCAGACTTGTTTAAAGTTTTGCATTATACTATTCTTTTGATTAATCATCTCAATCTCGTTGAAAACAAGTGAAATTTAAATCTCAAACTATGAAACTTTCTGAAAAGACCACTAACATAAATATTTTTCTAAATACTATTAGATGAAAAATATTTATGCCCAAAAACGAATATAAAGACAAAACTAAAAAAGAATATCAACAAGAATGGAAATCTCAAAATAGAGAAAGGCAAAGGCAACTACAAAGAGATCACTACTACAAAAAAAAGGAATATTTGCTTGAAAACGTTGGGAGAGTATGTGTGTCCTGCGGATCAACCAAAAATATTGAATTTGATCATATTATGCCAAGAACTTCTTCCGAAAAAGAAAAACAAACAAAACTTAGAACTGGGAATACTAGTGGTAATATAATTTGGAATAAAAGACCATCCTCCATGAGTTGGGAATGTATAAAAAAAGAAATTACAGATTTACAACCACTATGTAACGATTGCCATAGAAAAAAATCAAATGCTCAACTTTCCGCTGCTTGGGAACTTTTTTGCTCCTTATCATTGGAAGAACAAACTAAACTTACCTATTTACAATATTAAAAAATGAAATTATCTGAACAAACTTTGGCAATTTTAAAAAATTTTTCTTCCATTAACCAAAGTATCCTTATCAAAAAAGGAAATAAATTGCGTAGTATTTCTGTGATGAAGAACATTCTTGCGGAAGCAGAAATTAAGGAAGAATTCCCAAAAAACTTTGCGATTTATGACCTTAACCAATTTCTAAATGGATTGGGACTACACCAAGACCCTGATCTTGACTTTGGGAATGATTCGCACGTTATTATTCGTGAAGGAAAACGTCGAGTAAAATATTTCTTTGCTGACCCTGAAGTAATTGTCTCACCACCAGAAAAAGAAATTTCACTTCCTTCTGAAGATGTTTGTTTTCAACTAGAACATTCGCAACTTGATAAACTAATCAAAGCATCATCAGTTTATCAACTCCCAGATCTTTCTGCTGTTGGTGAATCAGGTGTAATCCGTTTGGTTGTTCGTGATAAGAAGAATGATACTTCCAACGAGTACTCTATTGTAGTTGGTGAGACTGATAAAGAATTCACTTTTAACTTCAAGGTAGAAAACATTAAGATTATTCCTGGTTCTTATGATGTAGTTGTGTCAGAAAAACTTCTGTCTAAATTCACAAACGAACGTTATAATTTGACTTATTATATTGCTTTGGAACCTGACTCCAATTTTTCTTGATTTTTAATTTTATATTATGAATATTTTTGTCGTCGATGAATGTCCTGTAATTTCTGCTGCGGCACTTCCTGATAAACACGTAGTTAAAATGCCCCTGGAGACCTGTCAGATGGTCTCTGTCATCTTCTCCAAGTGGTACTATAATTGGGGATACATTCCCAAAAAAGACGGTCTGCCGTACAGTACAGAGAAGGGTGCGTTCCGTAATCATCCTTGTACTCAATGGGCAGCAAAATCCCACGAAAACCTTGCTTGGTTGATTCGGCACGGATTTGCCCTTTGTAATGAGTATCGGCATCGTTATGGTAAAGACCACGCTTGTATGAAAGGACTTGAAGTAGCAGAGAATATTTTTGCTACTAAAAGTGGAAAGGAAATTTCTATCTATAAAAATGTGGTAGAATTCACAAGGGCAATGCCCGACGAATACAAATTTGATGAAAGTATTGATACCCCAACAGCATATCAAAAGTATGTTGCGTCTAAACCTTGGGTAAAGGACAATTACCTAAAAATTCCTGATAGAATGCCAAATTGGATTTATAATTATGCGTGAAGATTTTTTGTGGGTGGAAAAATGGCGACCAAAGACAATTGAAGATTGTATTTTACCAGATAATATTAAGAAGACCTTTATTGATTTTCTAAATAAGGGTGAAATTCCAAATTTGCTTCTTGCTGGTCCTCCTGGTGTTGGTAAGACTACAGTAGCAAAGGCACTATGTAATGAGTTAGGAGTAGATTTTTATGTCATTAACGGATCTGACGAAGGACGTTTCCTGGATACTGTACGAAACCAAGCAAAGAACTTTGCTTCGACCGTCTCACTTCAAGGAACTGGTAAACACAAAGTCATCATCATCGATGAGGCTGATAACACAGGCAACGACGTACAACTCTTACTACGGGCGAATATTGAGGCATTTTATAGCAACTGCCGATTCATCTTCACCTGTAACTACAAGAACAAAATCATTGAACCCCTCCATTCCCGATGTGCTGTGGTCGAGTTCAGCATCAAAGGAAGAGAAAAGGCCCAGTTGGCAGGATCCTTCTTCAAGCGTCTTCAAAACATCTTGGATGAAGAGAGCATCAAATATGATCCGAAAGTACTTGCCCAACTGATAAATTCTCATTTCCCTGATTGGAGGAGAATTCTTAATGAATGTCAGAGGTATTCTACTGGAGGAAAAATAGACTCTGGCATTCTTGTATCTTTTTCGGACGTTACTGTAAATGAACTTGTTAAACATCTTAAAGAAAAAAATTTCTCAGAAGTCCGAAAGTGGGTGGTCTCCAACTTGGATAACGATTCTTCTATCATTCTTCGCAGGGTTTATGACTCTCTTTGCAGTGTTCTGCTTCCCCAATCTATTCCAGCTGCCGTTCTTATTATTGCTAAGTATCAATACCAATGTGCGTTCGTGGCTGATCAAGAAATTAACCTCCTAGCAGCATTAACTGAAATTATGTGTGAGTGTGAATTTAAATGAGTTTTTATAAAATTAATAAGACATCTTTTCATGAGATTCCAGCAAAAACAACACCACAGAATGTTCAAGAAGCAAATGAAGGTTTGTTTCGGGCAAAGATGACTCTTCCTGCTGCCGCAAACCATTGTGGCATGACGCAAAAAGAAATGAAATTAACCTTTTGGGAATACTTGAAGTATCACAAACCTGATTATGAAAATTGAACTTAAGGATTGGTTAAACTCAATAAATCAAACAAAAATTAATTTAATGGATGAAAATCCAGATTCAGAAAAAGAATATCCACCCTATATCATTAATCGGTGTTTTTCTGGTCATATTGATACAGTAATGTTCTCAAATGAAATGAATATGTTTCATTCTCTTCCCAAAAAGATGCAGTATGATTTTTATATAAATAGTTTAAGGAAGAGAAAAAGATTTTCTCCTTGGATTCGTAAAGACACAATTAAAGATATTAATTGTATTAAACTTTATTATGGATATAGTGATGAAAAGGCAAAACAAGTCTTGAGAATTTTAACACAAGAGCAAATTAATTTTATAAAATCAAAATTTGAAACTGGAGGAATGAAATGAGTACTATTGTTGAACCTGTTGTGAATTGGTCACCTGATCATATGATTGAGGTGGTTCTGAATGAACCCGATGATTTTCTTAAAGTTCGTGAAACCTTGACTCGTATTGGAGTTGCATCACGGAAAGAAAAGAAAATATACCAATCTTGTCATATTCTCCATAAACAAGGTCGTTATTATATTGTTCATTTTAAGGAACTTTTTGCCTTAGATGGTAAATATGCTAATCTGACTTTGAATGATATTCAAAGAAGAAACAGAATTATTCAATTGTTGTCGGATTGGGGTCTTATAACAGTTGTAAAAGTTGAAAAAATTGTAGATATCGCTCCTTTAAATCAAATTAAGGTTATTTCATATAAGGACAAAGGGGACTGGATTTTGGAAACTAAATACAATATTGGTGCTAAAAAGAAAAAGGTAGAGGATGCCGAATAAAAAAAGGACGGGTTTCTTGCCCGTCTTTTTTATGTGAAGTGTTATTCTAAATACTTAAAAAGTATTCATAAAATGGACGCACAAGAACTTCGCAATCTTCAAGAAGCATATTTGGAAGTTTATTCTTCGCAAGAACTTAATGAAGGTTCTGTTGCAGACAGAGCAAGAAATGCAGTTTCTAATCAAAGATTGGATGATGCTCAAAGAGATACTCAAAAATCTATTGATAAATTAAAAAATACTCCAACAGTAACAAGAGCATCTGCATCCCTTGCCGCAAAAACAGTTGAGGGTCAGGTAAAAAAATCTGCTGCATATGGTCCTCAAGGACAGGGGCAAAGTAGGGGTTTTGGAACTACGGGTGCTTATCGTATTGAAAAACCTAAACCAACTGGTTCAAAACCAAATGCTTATCGTATTGAAAAACCTAAACCAACTGGTTCAAAACCAGGAGCAAGTTCCTCTTTAGGTGGGTCTGGAACACCATCAGGAACTGGTAGATATACACCAGGTAGTGGTGGAAGATATGGTATTGCTGGAATTGGACTCGCTGACCAATACGACCTTTACGACATCATTCTTTCACATTTACTTGATGAAGGATATGCTGAAACACCAGAAGCAGCAGAAGCAATTATGGTGAATATGAGTGAGGAGTGGAGAAATAGTATTATTGGTTGATAAATAATAGTGCTTGTTTGTGGTTATTCAAGCAAAGAGATTTGGGGCAGAAATGCCCCTTTTCTTGTATAAATAACTATAACCACAAACAAAGCAGATGGAAAAGTATTACGTTTACGCTTATTTGCGTGAAGATAGATATTCTCCTTATTATATTGGGAAAGGTTCTGGATTTAGAGATACAAATAAAAGAAAGTTGGGTTTGGCTCAACGACCTCCTGATAAAGATAGAATAGTAAGAATAAAAGAAAATTTAACGGAACAAGAAGCATTATCTTTGGAAGTGGAACTCATAAGATTTTGGGGGAAAAAAGATAGTGGTGGTGTATTGGTTAATAAGACAGATGGTGGAGAAGGTACTTCTGGATCAAAAAGAAGTAAAGCATCGAGAGAAAAAACTAGTATGTCTATGAGGGGCAAACCTGCTTGGAATAAAGGTATGAAGTTTTCTCCCGGAACATTTGGAAGACCTGTTAAGAATAGTGTAGTAAAAACCACACTTGAAAAATAATACAAACTAATATAAATTATTAATGATCGCCTTATAGGGATCACACAATCAAACCTCGCTTTTAAAGGAGCTACAATAATGACTAACCTTCCAACATCACGGTTTACTGCGTCCGATCTTCCTGCTTTGATGGAAAGAATCACTCGCAATAGTATTGGAATGGACGAATACTTTGATCGCATCTTCAGTCTTCACGAAACTACAGCAAACTATCCTCCTTATAATTTAGTTCAAGTCAGCAACGTAGAATCGAGACTTGAATTGGCACTTGCTGGATTTAGAAAAAAAGAAGTTTTTGTCTATACGCAAGATGGAAAACTCTTTATTGAAGGTCAAAAAGAAGATAAGGAAACTGACACCAGGTATGTCCACAAAGGTCTGGCTCAACGATCATTTACACGTTCTTGGACACTCTCTGACGATACGGAAGTTAGATCAGTTGATTTTGAGGATGGGCTTCTGACTGTTACTCTTGGTAGAATTGTTCCTGAACATCATAAGAGAAAAGATTATCTCTAAATATAATTGAATATCGTCGTCGCTATGCCACGGGAGGTAACTGGCAAAATCCAGTTGACACCTCCCCTTTTTATTGCTAAAATTTTAAAAAAGGTATGAACAAATGACTATAAAACTTGCAATATTGAAATCCGGAGAAGATGTAATTGCAGATATTAAAGAGTTGGTTTCTGAAGAGGAAAAGGTAGTTTCTTATGTCTTTTCAAATCCATTTGTAGTTAAATTGATTGAACCAGAAATATTAACAAATGATGAAGTGACAACAGAAAATAGGCAATATAGTCTGTCTGTTTATCCTTGGATTCCACTTACAGAACAGGAAGATATTGTAGTAAATCCAGACTGGGTTGTTTCTATTGTAGAACCAGCAGCAACATTAAAAAAATCTTATGAGGTAAAAGTTTATGGAAGAGGAAACAAAGAGTCGAGTGATTCAAGTCTTGATACTCCAGAATCAGTTGAATTTAATAACTGAGATTGAAGAAGTTCTTGTTGATTTTGGTGAACCAAACTGCAAATTAAAAAAACCATATTTAATTTCTGAAGATGGGAATCTTTCTCCTTGGTTAAAGACATTTACAAATGATACAGAAATCATGATGAGTTCAGATAAGATTTTGACTCTTGTTGAACCAAATGGAAAATTACTTGACGATTATACTGAACTTACAAAATGAGATTTTATACCAACGTCTATGAAAAATTTAATAAAATGTTGGTTCGTGGTTATGATAATGGGGAGTATTTTCAAATAGAGGAAGAGTATCAACCGACTCTTTTTGTTTCTTCAAAGAAAAAATCAAAGTATAGAACACTTGATGGATATGCAGTAGAACCTATTCAACCTGGGAAAATTTCTGACTGTAGGGAATTTCTTGAAAAATATTCAAAGGTTGATGGGTTTACTGTTTATGGAAATGATAACTATAAAGCACAATATATTTCCGATAAGTATCCAGAAGAAGAAATTAAGTTTGATATTACTAAAATTAGGTTAGTAACGATTGATATTGAGGTTGCTGCAGAAGGTGGATTCCCGAATGTTTTTGATTGTGCAGAAGAAATACTAACAATATCTATTCAGAATTATTCGACAAAAAAAATTATTTGTTTTGCGAATGGAAGATCGTATAACAATACACGTAAAGATGTATCTTATGTTCACTGCACTGATGAGATTGATTTGATTAATCATTTTCTTGCATTTTGGGAACAAAATACTCCAGATGCAGTTACTGGATGGAATTGTGAATTATATGATATTCCCTATATTGCGGGACGTATTGAAAGAATTCTTGGGGAAAAAGAAGCACGTCGTCTTTCTCCTTGGGGAAATATTCGTAGAAAAGAATTGGTAATTCAGGGAAGAGAGCAAATTTCCTACGAAGTTGCTGGAGTTTCAATCATTGATTATCTTGATTTGTATAAGAAATTTACTTATACAAATCAAGAATCATATCGTCTTGACCATATTGCTTTTGTTGAATTGGGGCAAAAGAAACTTGACCACTCAGAATTTGATACTTTCCGAGAATTTTATACAAAAGATTGGCAAAAGTTTGTTGATTATAACATTAAAGACGTTGAGCTTGTTGACCAGTTAGAAGATAAGATGAAACTTATTGAATTGTGTTTGACTATGGCATATGATGCCAAAGTTAATTATAATGATGTGTTTTATCAAGTAAGAACTTGGGATGCTATTATTTACAACTATCTTAAGAAACGTAACATTGTTATTCCCCCAAAAGATAAATCATCAAAAGATGATAAATTTGCTGGAGCATATGTCAAAGAACCGATTCCTGGGATTTATAATTGGGTGGTCAGTTTTGACCTTAATAGCCTTTATCCCCATCTTATTATGCAATACAATATTTCTCCAGAAACACTCGTTGAGACCAGACACTCATCAGCTTCAGTTGAGAGAATACTTGGAAAGCAAATAAGTATTAATGGTGATTTTTGTGTTTGTGCAAATGGGGCACAATACCGAAAAGATATTCGGGGGTTTCTACCTGAATTAATGGAGAAAATGTATAATGACAGAGTAGTTTTTAAAAAGAAAATGCTTACTGCTAAACAGCAGTACGAAAAAACTCCTACTAAAGAATTGGAAAAAGAAATTGCTCGTTGCAACAACATTCAGATGGCAAAGAAGATTTCTTTGAACTCTGCTTATGGTGCTATCGGTAATCAGTATTTCCGTTATTATAAACTAGCAAATGCTGAGGCAATCACTTTGTCTGGACAAGTATCAATTCGTTGGATTGAAAGTAAAATGAATCAATATCTAAATAGGATATTAAAATCCAAAGACATTGATTATGTTATTGCTTCTGATACCGACTCCATTTATCTTAATATGGGTCCTTTGGTTGAAAATGTATACAAGGGAAGAGAGACGACTCGTGAAAAAGTTGTTGGGTTCCTTGATAAGATCTGCAAAATGGAACTTGAACCTTATATTGAAAGTTCTTACCAAGAATTGGCAGAGTATGTAAATGCTTACGACCAAAAAATGCAAATGAAACGAGAGAATATTGCTGATCGTGGAATCTGGACTGCAAAGAAAAGATATATTCTTAATGTTTGGGATTCTGAAGGAGTTAGATATGAGCAACCAAAACTTAAGATTATGGGACTTGAGGCAGTCAAATCATCAACACCAGCACCTTGTCGTCAAATGATTAAGGATGGTCTTAAACTTATTATGACAAAGACTGAAGACGATTTGATTGATTATATTGATCAATCAAGAAAAAAATTTAATAGTCTTTCGGTGGAAGAGATTTCTTTTCCAAGAACTGTAAACGATGTCGTAAAACATAAAGCAGTTAATACCATCTATGGAAAAGGAACACCAATTCACGTTAGAGGTGCTCTTCTTTACAACCATATAATTAAGGAGAAAAAACTAGATAAAAAATATGCAACAATCCAAAATGGTGAAAAAATAAAATTTTGTTATCTTAAACTTCCTAATCCAATTCGTGAGAATGTAATATCTTATGTTCAAGAATTTCCCAGAGAATTGGGATTGGACAAATATATTGATTATGAGTTACAATTTAATAAAGCATTTTTGGAACCGATGAGAGTTATTCTTGACGCAATTGGTTGGAGAATAGAAAAAACTTTAACTTTAGAATCATTTTTTGCTTAATGGATTTGCCGATTACTGAACGTGAATTTAAAAAAATTTTAGAATTACTTAAAAGAACTGATGAAAAGCAGTTGTATAATAAATTATGGACATTTAATTTTAATAGGAAAAAATAATTATGGACTTTTTAAAAGACATCGTAAAAGAAATCGGAGGAGAGTATACACAACTTGCTTCTGATATTGATGAGACTGAGACTTATGTTGACACGGGTTCTTACATCTTTAATGCACTGGTTTCAGGTAGCATATTTGGTGGTGTATCTGGGAATAAGATTACTGCTATTGCTGGAGAGTCTTCTACTGGAAAGACTTTCTTCTCTCTCGCTGTGGTTAAGAATTTTCTTAATAATAATCCCGATGGTTATTGTCTCTACTTTGATACTGAGGCTGCTGTAAGTAAATCATTACTCCAAAGTCGTGGTCTTGATATCAATAGAATTGTTGTAGTTAATGTTGTTACTATTGAAGAGTTTAGAAGTAAAGCACTTAAGGCAGTAGATTTATATCTAAAGAAAAAAGAAGGTGAACGTAAACCTTGTATGTTTGTTCTTGATTCTTTGGGAATGCTTTCTACTGAGAAAGAAATTGAAGATGCACTAAATGATAAACAAGTTAGGGATATGACTAAATCTCAACTTGTAAAGGGTGCATTTAGAATGCTTACTCTTAAATTAGGACAAGCAAAGATTCCTATGATTGTTACCAATCATACATATGACGTTGTAGGATCATATGTTCCTACAAAAGAAATGAGTGGTGGTTCTGGTCTTAAATATGCAGCATCTTCTATTATCTATCTTTCTAAGAAAAAAGAAAAGGATGGAACAGAAGTTGTTGGTAATATCATCAAATGTAAGACACAAAAGTCTCGTTTGAGTAAAGAAAATAAAGAAGTGGAGGTGCGTTTGTATTATGATGAACGTGGTCTTGATAAGTATTATGGTCTTCTTGATCTTGCTGAAAAGTATGAAATCTTTAAGAAGGTGGGAACTCGTTATGATATTGGAGATGGTACAACTCAATTTGGAAAAACTATTAATGAAAATCCAGAGAAGTACTTCACGCCAGAAATAATGCAGGCATTAGATGAAGCAGCAAAAAAAGAATTTTCTTATGGGTGATGAGAAACATTCGGGTCATAAAAACTGGAATTGATGTATCTAAAATTTTAGAACAAATAAAACAATATCCAGAAGATTGGGGTTCACAAAAAAATATTAAAGATAAAAAAATAAAACAACTTGACCCAACAAAATATACTGTTACAGTAGACGTTCTTCAATTAATAATGGGAGGAATAGAAAAGGAAGGTCAGTATGTTGGTGATACTGAAATTTGCATTCAAACACCAGCATACGAAAAACACACAGAAATTCTTAAATTCTTAAAGACATATTTTAAGAAAATACGTCGTTGTGCTTTTCTTTCTTTGCCTATTGGTGAAATAGTAGGTTCTCATATTGATGAAGGAACTTATTATCTTACGAAAGATAGATATCACCTTTCCATTCAGGGAAAATACAGGTATAGTGTAGGTGATGAAACTATGATTGTTGAACCTGGAACTTTCTTTTGGTTCAATAATAAACTTCCCCATAGTGCTGAAAATATTGGTGATGAAGTTAGAATTACTTTTGTATTTGATGTGCCTCATCATAAAAAAAATCCATAGTTAGAGGAGAAATGGAAAAAGTTGAAACTACGATTCTTAGAAATCTCTTATTTAATAATGATTATTGTAGAAAGGTATTACCTTTTATAAAAAATGAATACTTTGAGAATCTTCACGAGAAAGTAGTTTTTGAGGAGATTTGTAAATTTATTGTTGCTTACGAACAACTAGCAACAAAAGAAGTTCTTTTGATTGAAACAGAAAAAAGAACTGATATTACAGAAGATACTTACAAAATTATTTGTGATTATATTTCTAAACTTGATGATGCTCCAGCAGATAAACAATGGTTGGTAGATACTACTGAAAAGTGGTGTAAAGACCGAGCAATTTATCTTGCTCTTATGGAAAGTATTAAAATTGCTGACGGGCAAGATGAAAAGAAATCTAGAGATTCCATTCCAACAATTTTACAAGAAGCACTTGCTATTGGATTTGATAGCCACATTGGACACGATTACCTAAAAGATTACCAAGAACGATATGACTCTTATCACAGGAAAGAAGACAAAATTCCATTTGATTTGGAATATTTTAACAAAATTACCAAAGGGGGCATCCCTAACAAAACTCTTAATATCGCACTTGCTGGTACAGGTGTCGGGAAATCTCTATTCATGTGCCATGTGGCTAGCTCCGTGTTGCTCCAAGGACGGAACGTATTGTACATTACGCTTGAAATGGCAGAGGAGAAAATTGCTGAACGAATTGACGCAAATCTCTTAAATGTTAATATCAAAGATATTGAAACATTGCCAAAAGTAATGTTTGATACGAAAGTAAATAATATTGCGAAGAAAACACAAGGAACTCTGATTATCAAAGAGTATCCAACTGCTTCGGCACACGCAGGTCATTTTAGAGCACTTCTTAATGAACTCTCTCTTAAGAAATCATTTAAGCCTGATATTATTTTCATTGACTACCTTAATATTTGTGGGTCCTCAAGATATAAGAGTAATTTTTCAGTCAATTCTTACTCTTATGTTAAAGCAATTGCGGAAGAACTTCGTGGTCTTGCAGTTGAGGCAAATGTTCCAATTGTTTCCGCTACCCAAACTACTCGTAGTGGATTTTCTAGCTCCGATCCTGATCTTACTGATACTAGTGAATCCTTTGGTCTTCCTGCTACTGCTGACCTTATGTTTGCCCTTATTAGCACAGAAGAGTTGGAACAACTTGGGCAGATTATGGTAAAACAATTGAAGAATAGATATAATGACCCAACAATGAATAAAAGATTTGTAGTTGGAATTGATAGAGCAAAAATGCGTCTTTATGATGTGGAACAAAGTGCTCAAAAGGATATACTTGACTCTGGACAAGAGGAAGAGTATAATTATGAAGAAAAGAAACCTAAAAAGTCGTTTGAAGGATTTAAATTTTAATGGAAACTGCTAAACACGTAGATTTTGATAAGTATGCTGAGTTTGTGGATGCTGTAACTTCTGATGCATCTAAAGACTTTCTTTCTTTGTCTGATAGGCTTGTTGCACTGGATGAAAAGGGTGCAAATATTGAACGACTCCTGACTGCTGGTGTTGGTATTAATGCCGAGGGTGGGGAGTTTCTTGAAATCATTAAAAAAATGATTTTCCAAGGAAAACCTTTCAATGAAGATAACCGAGAACATCTGATTATTGAACTTGGAGACATTATGTGGTATGTTGCTCAAGCTTGTATGTCACTTGGTGTCAGTATTGATGACGTAGTTGCTCGTAACGTTCAAAAACTTCTCAAGCGTTATCCTGAAGGTGCTTTTGATGTTTATTTCTCTGAAAACCGTGCTGCTGACGACCGATGACTAAAGAAAAACAAGTAACAGTTAAAATGAATGTTCGTGCTGCTGCTGCAGTTCGTCAAATTTTATATGAAGCACAAAAAGGATACACGACAGACATAAACAATGTCCCTCCACGTATTTTTGAAATTCGTGAAGTTATTGCAGATTTTGACGATGCAATCACCCAAGTATTAGAAACCTGAACTATATTATAAATCCCTAATTTCTAAATAAAAGAAACTAGGGATTTTTTAATGGCAATTATTAATAGTAGTGGATACAAATTACTAAATGCCACAACAGTAATTAATATTTTAAAATCTAGTGCGGTTCAAAATCAAAATTATCCTCATGTAAGGTCTAGATTTTATGATTTAAAGAGAACAAGTGATAGTAAAATTTTATTAACTGTGAAGTCTCAGTATTCTTCTAATTTGGAAAGAATATATGATGATATAACTAAATTATTTTCTACTGACGTTTTATTAAATGGAAAAAGTATTTTTGTTACTGGAAGACAATCCAATGTTTTGGGTGTAGATTTTATATTAACTTTACAAAGAGCAACCTCTAAATTTGAAATATTTTTTAAAAGTCAAAAATCAATAAAACCAAAAGTTCCAGAATTATTAAGGCCAGGTATTTTGAATGAAGAATATTTTGTTTCAAAAATTAATGATCAGGTAAAAAAAATTAATGAGGCAAAAAATACGATTGCTTTGCCAAATTTATTTGACCCGAATTTGAATTTAGTTTTATATGAAAATAATCAGCAAAAATATACAATAAATGGAATAAAATCAATTGAGAGGGTTGGACAACTTTTAGGGAAAGAGGATGTTTCAATTAAAACTAAAAATAATAAAAAAATTAAAATTTCTTTAAAAAAGGAAAATTTTTCTTTTTGGGGAAGTGCGAGTCAATATTCTGCAGCAAATGATATTTTGGATTATCTGATAAAATCTAATTTGATTTCAGTGTCAAATTCTTCCGGAAGGGGGGTTTTGACTGATATTTCTACTGGAAAACCATTAATTGGCATTAGATTAAAAGCAACAATTGGAGAAATTAAAAAATATTGTTTTGGTGAAGGTATGAATAAAGTTGATTATATTTTAATACAATCATTTAATGTTGGAGATTTCAGGGATATTAGAAAAGTTGGAGGTGGTCAAGATTATAAGTTGGAACTAAATTCTTCAATAATATATAAAGAGACTTCAAATGACATAATAAGAATGAGAGATAATGTTTATTTGACAATTGTTCCTAGTTCTAGCAATTCTTCTGCCTTGATGCCAAATTATCCTGGTTTTAGAATACAATTTGCCACTAAAGGAGCATCAAAGGGTTATTATGAACCATCACTTGCTAATATTTCGTTAGGAAGATTGTAATTATAAATATTTAAAAAACAAGTAATAATGAAGAGTTTTACTCAATTTGTAAGAGAAGCAGTAGAAACCCTTGCATCTACCGAAGCAAAAAATCGTGGTCTTGTTGGAAACGGACACGGTGATTGGTATGATAAGCAAGGAAATTTTGTTGCGAAAACAGTAAACGGAAAATTAAAGTTTTTTGGTCAAGGTGATACTACATCTCAAGACGGAATACCCGGAGAAGAAACAAAAAAACAAAGTAGTGCAACTCAAGCAGCACCACAACCATCTACAACAGAAAAACTACCAGCAGAACAAACTGCAAATGGAATTGTAGTAGTTTTAGGGAGATTTAACCCCCCATCCAAAAATCACGAACAATTATTAAAAGCAGGATTTAATAATGCAAAAAGAATGGGATATGAGTATAGAATATATCCAAGTAGAATCCAAGATGGTCAATCAAATCCATTAAGTCCAAAAACAAAAATTTCTCTTATGAGAATGATGTTTAAAAAATATTCTGAATATATTGTTGATAGTGAAGAAACTAGAACTGTTTTTGATTCTTTAGTCTCAATTTATAATGATGGATATACTGATGTTACTATTGTGGTTGGGCAAGACAGATTGGGAGAATTTCAAAGTTTAGTTCATAAGGGAGAGGGTCAAGACTATCAGTTTAATAATATTCAAGTTATATCTGCTGGAATTAAAGACCCTGATGGTGAAATTGAAGACCCTGGTTCTTCTGCAAAAATGAGAACATCTGCAGCAGTAGGAGATTATGCTGGATTTGTTCAGGGAATTCCTTCTGGAATAAGTCAGGCAGACAAAGAAAAAATATTTAATATGGTTTCAAAATCTATGAATGTAACTGAAGACACAGAAGTTTGGAGAATTGTTCCTGAACTTGATTATGATGGATTGAGGTGGAATTATAAGAACAATGGACTTTTTGAAGTTGGTACATTTGTGGAAAGTTTGAGTAGTGGTCTTATTGGAAAAATATTCCGCAGAGGTTCTAATTACTTGATTTGTGTAACTGAAGATGGAAAGATGTTTAAAAATTGGTTGAAAGATGTTCGTGAAGTTTATGAAGTTGGAACTTGTAATTACAGAAAGCACACACAGGAAATGACACCTAAAGAACCTGTGGTTTCTTTTACTGATGTTGAAGTTAAAGAAACTATGCCAAAGAAAACGATAAATATCAATAGGAAAAAATTATCTACAAAAAGATGAAAGATTGGGCAGAGATTATTTCTGAAGCAAAAGATAAAAATAAAGAAAAAGCAGAAAGGCAAAGAAGACTTAAAATTGCTAAGACTGCATTGAAGGGTTCTGCTCTTTTGGATAAAGGGAAAACTGGAAAAAAGGAAGATAAAAAAGATTCTAGATATTTGGATTATCTTGAGCGTCGTCAAGCAACAAGAGAACAAGAAATTGAAAAGCAAAGAGGACAGGAAGAAGAAAAGAAAAAGCAAAAATTAATGAGAATAAAAGAAAAAAATCTTGAAAAATCAAAAGAAAGAATCAAGTCAGCAATTGGTGGTGTAAAAACTGATACGATTGGTTCCAAAGAAGGTGGGGCAACTGCCACAATGAAAGCACTTGGCAATTTAGGTTCTCTTGCAGGTGGATTGGCAAAAGCAGCAATTCATACTCCTGGTTATTTAAAAGCAAAAGGAGAATATAAAAAAGCAAAGGAAACTAAAGTCACCTCAAATCAACCAGAAAAAGCAAGAGAAAGAAAAAAACCAGGAAGACCAAAAAGACCTCCAGTTTCATTATCAACTCAACAATCTTCATCAAGTCCAGAACAAAAAAGACCTGTTCCTGCAACTAAGAGACTTGTTCCTGCAACTAAGAGACTTGTTCCTGCTACCAAGAGACTTCCATCATCTGGTGGTGTTCCTGAGGGGTCAAGAGGTCCAAAAGCAATGACTTTGGGGCAGAGGGCAAGACAAAATCCAAAAATCAAAGCAGGACTTATTGCCCAAAGAAATGAAGAATATTCAAATTGGAGAGAAGAATTCTTGTTTGAAGTTGATGAATTAAAGAATGAAAAAACTGCAAAGACAAAAAACAAAAAAGATAAGATTGATGTGATGAAGGGCACTAACTCAAAATTTATTGAGATTAATCCAAATATTTCTGAGGACCATAAGGAAATTGCCAGTGGTAAGAAAAAAGATGATGAAGGTTATATGGCAAATGTTGAATTGGACCAAATGGAAAGAGCAATCAAAGCACTTCGCAAAAAGATAAAAAAAGCAGATATGCAAATGCCTGCTTGGGTTCAATCAAAAATTACTAGAGCAGCAGATTATATTGATACTGCTTCCGAATATCTCCAAAGTGATGAAGGTCTTTCTGAATCTGTTGATAAAGATGCAATGAAGTGCAACAAACCAAAATCACAAGCACACGGGTCTGGTGAAACTGGAAAGTCACATATTGTAAAGGCTTGTGAAGGTGGAACAGAAAAAATTATTCGTTTTGGGCAACTTGGTGTAAAAGGTTCTCCAAAAAAAGAAGGTGAGTCTGAGGCATATGCAAGTCGTCGTCATAGATTCCAAACAGGACACGCAAAGAATATTTCTAAAGGAAAAATGTCTGCTGCTTATTGGGCAAATAAAGTTAAGTGGTGATTGATGACTAGTTTGAGATAAATAAAATTGAACCTAATAAGAGGGGATTATGGGAGTAGTAGTTGCATTGGTAAAACCACTCATTCTTCAAATTGCTACACATCCAGAAGTTAAGAAACTTGTAATTGAACTTCTTGAGAAATATGTAAAAACAACCGATAACACAATTGATGATATGGTTGTTGTGTTAGTTAAAGAAAAACTCTTTACTCCACAAAAATGATAACTTGTTTTATAACAAATTGGGGAGTAACTATTATTTTAGGTTTATTGTTGACTGCATCTGAGTGGTTAGCAAAAACAAAAAAATTTGAAGAAAATGGATTACTAGATTTAACTACTAACTTTTTAAAAATAATTTTACGCAAAGAAGACAAAAAATAAAGGTCTTCTTTTTTTATAAATATCATTATAAAGAAACTTACGGAAAAAAAGACATGGCACTTTGGGGTAAGGCAGACGGTGTATTTTCACCAGGAACAGTTACTGTCAATTATACAAATAAAACAATTACTGGTACTGGAACATCATTTAGAGCAGTGGGTGTCACTACTGGTGCAGTAATTACCATTGGTGCCGGAGGAACTTTTGGAAATGCGGTAATTTCTGGAATTACTTCGGAGACTCAAATTTCAATTGCAACAACTCAGTATTTAAGTGGTGCTGCTATTGCTGGAATTGCATATTCAATATCTCAAAAACCAGTTTATACATTAGAAGATACAAACTTTGCTACTATAACTGGAACTGGCAATTCTGCATCAACTAATAGAGTATATGGTGTTGATGAGTTTGAGCAAACTGCTGCTACTCAAAGTGGGTCACAGTATGCTGCTGCACACGCAGGTTGGGTAGGAGTTCATACATACATTGATACTCACGGAAATCTTAGAGTTAAGAGTGAAGTTCTCGTTGCGATGTCTGGAATTAGCACTTCTGCATTAGGAACATACACAGCAACTGGTGATGCTGATGATGATGCAGTATATGCAGACAATTACATTACGATTAGTGCTCAACCATCAAATAGTGTTGGAATTGCTACAACTGTTGCAACTACATTCGCAGTTACTGCAGCAGCAAATGATTCTGCAGCACTTTCTTATCAGTGGCAGTTCTCAACTGCTGTTGGAGCAGCATTTACCAATGTTACTACTGGATTGCTTGGTGGTCTTATTTACACCAACCCAACTACAGCAACTCTTGGTATTGCGGCAACAACTACAACTGCCAACAGACCTAATGGTTACTACTATAGAGTTAACATTACTACTGCTGCTGGTGCTGCGAAGACATCTGATACAGCAAGACTTACTTATGCGTAATTGATATATGAGATTTGATGAGTTGAATGAAGACAATTATTTAATGTTTGCTATTAAACATTATGATAATCCACAATCACTGACCCAAGATGATTTTTATGAGGATTTGAAAAGATTTAATTGGATTAATAGATTGTTGAAAAAATATAAATCATCTGGGTCATTGAATATTCATTTATTAATTAATCATTTTATAATTCTTTATAATGTTTTTGGTGATGCTACAACACCATTATTATTTTATAAAATTGATAGTCAATTTTGGAGCATCATTAAAACATTTATTATTTACTTGGGAAGACTTCCGGAATATCCAAAAACTGAAGTTCATAATATACCAATAGATATAGATTTCCTAAAGCAATTAAATGTGGTCTAATGGATAAAGTAGATAGATTAATTAATATTGTTCGTAATCTTAAAGAGGAAGGAGCATCTCCTGTGATTGCTAATTCTACAAATAACCCAAATGGACCTGTTAATATTGCGGGACTTCCCCCAGACCAACCTCCTGTTGATTTAAGAAAGGGCAGAAAAAGATATTGGAATCCATTCTTTAAAGATCTTGCGAAAATGCAAAGAAGAAAACCTCTACAATAATTAGGACAATGTTTAACCCATCATCAACAGAAACAAAAATAGCTTTACTCGAAGAGCGTATTAATGTTTATGAACAGATGATGGAACGAATTGATACCGCAATTCAAAAGATTGGTGAGACAAGTCAAAATATTAGTCAAATGTTAGCTGTCCATAATGAAAAGATTGAGCAGTGCAATAGAACAGACAATATTATTGTTAAAATGATTGAGGATATTAAAGAATCTTCAAAACAACAACACGAAGCAATTAGTAGAGAACTTGGGGAAAGAATAGAAAAAGTAGAAGAAAAGGTAGAAGGAATTTCAAAATTTAGATGGCAAATACTGGGTGGTTTGGCAGTTGTTGCAATCATTATCAAATTTGCTCCACCAGTTCTTTCCTTCTTGACACCACAACAAGAACCAAGTAGAATAGAGAGAATGAAGTAATATTCTTTTTGTAATGAGTTTAATTGATTCCAAATATGTTGGACTTGTTTCTTCCAGATTGCAAAAATTTAAACAAGTAAAAACTGGTCTTTATAATTTTAGATGTCCTTATTGCGGAGATTCTCAACGACACAAAAGTAAAGCAAGAGGATACATTTATAAATTAAAAAATGACCATAATTATAAGTGTCATAATTGTGGGATTTCAAGAACATTCACAAATTTTTTAAAAGATTTTGATGTTGTCTTATACGATCAGTATGTGATGGAAAGGTATAAGAGTGGTATTACGGGCAAAAATTCCAACACTCCAAATCCAAATTTTCAATTTGAAAAAACTGTTTTTGAAAAAAAACATAAGATAAATCTACCAACTATAGCAGAACTAAATACTGAGCATCCAGCAAAAGTCTATTTACAGGATAGAAAAATTCCAGATAAATTCTTAAATCAATTATATTATTGTGAGAATTTTAAGAAATGGACAAATGAGCAAAAATATACTTTTGAATCTATAGATCAAGATGAACCAAGAATCATCATTCCTCTCATAAACAATAGGGAAATCATAGGGTTTCAAGGTCGTAGTTTAAATAAAAATTCTAAAATTAAATACATTACAATTATTTTAGATGAAAATCAACCAAAGATTTATGGTCTTGATAATGTAGATTGGAACAAAACTGTTTATATCACAGAGGGTCCAATTGATAGTATGTTTATTGATAATGCTATTGCTATGGTTGGTGCTGATATTGATAAGATGTTTTTAATAAGTAATTTTAATGTTGATTTTGTAATTGTTTATGATAATGAAAAGAGAAATAAACAAATTGTGGAAAGAATGGAAAAAGCAATAGACCTCAAATTATCTATTGTGATATGGCCATCAAATGTCAATGAAAAGGATATTAATGATATGGTTCTCTCTGGACTTGACGTTAATAGTATGTTAAAATCAAACAGATATTCTGGTTTAGAAGCAAAAGCAAAACTTATTAGTTGGAAACGAGTATGAGCAACGGATTAAAAGTTAAAAAAAGAAATGGTTCTATTGAGTCACTTGATCTTGATAAAATGCATTTAATGGTAGAAGAATCTTGTAAAAATCTTGCAGGGGTTTCTGCATCTCAAGTTGAAATGCAATCTGGAATTCAGTTCTATGATGGAATTACAACTGCAGAAATTCAAGAGATTCTTATTCGTAGTGCATCTGATTTGATTGATTTGGAACATCCAAATTATCAATATGTTGCAGCAAGATTGCTTTTGTTTTCTCTAAGAAAAAGTTTATATGGTGGTATTAGTTGTACTTCTGATCTATATGATCACATTATCACTTGTACAAGTAAAGACATCTATGATAGTCAAATACTAACAAAGTATTCTAAAGAAGAAATTGATAAAGTAAATCATTTTATTGATCACGAAAGAGATATGCTTTTTACTTATGCAGGTCTCAGGCAAGTGATTGATAAATATTTGGTGCAAGATAGGAGTTCTGGAAAAGTTTATGAAACTCCTCAATTTATGTACATTATGATTGCTTTGACTATTTTTGCAGAGTACCCAAAAGAAATTAGATTGGAATATGTCAAAAGATACTACAACGCAATCTCCAAACATAAAATCAACATTCCCACACCTATCATGGCGGGAGTGCGAACTCCACTTCGACAATTTGCTAGCTGTGTGCTTGTTGATGTTGATGACACCCTCGATAGCATCTTTAGTTCTGATATGGCTATCGGCAGATATGTTGCACAAAGGGCGGGAATCGGCATCAACGCAGGTCGAATCCGTGGCATCAACAGTAAAATTAGAGGTGGAGAGGTACAACACACAGGTGTGGTCCCCTTCCTTAAAAAGTTTGAAGCAACTGTGCGATGCTGTACACAAAACGGCATCAGAGGTGGTTCTGCTACAGTCCACTTTCCTATCTGGCATCAAGAAATAGAGGATATTCTTGTATTAAAAAATAACAAAGGAACCGAAGATAATCGTGTTCGCAAGTTAGACTACAGTATCCAAATTAGCAAACTGTTCTATGAACGATTCATCCGCAACGAAGAGATCTCACTCTTCTCTCCGCACTCTGTTCCTGGTTTGTATGATGCTTTTGGCACTGATAGATTTGACGAGTTATATGTTCGTTATGAACGAGATGAGTCTATTCCAAGAAAAACTATCGGTGCTCAAGAACTCTTTCTGGACCTCCTGAAGGAACGTGCAGAAACTGGTCGTATTTACATTATGAATATCGATCATTGTAATTCTCACTCTTCCTTCATGGATAAGGTTGAGATGAGTAATCTTTGTGTTGCTGGTGATACAAAGATTAAAATCAAATACCCAAAAGCAATATATGATGATATTGGAGAGATTTATGATTGGAAAGTTTATGAAGAAGAAATTGAGATTGGAGATCTGGATGAATATATTAGTTCCAGAGAAATTGGAGTTATGTCTTATAAAGTAAGTGATAATGATCCTTGTGAGGATGTTCCTCAAATAGAAGTTCTTTCTTATAATACAGAAACTAATCAACAAGAATGGGCACCTATTACAGCATTTGCCGAAACATCACCAAAAGCAAAGGTAATGAAAATTACTGATGAAGAAAGTGGTAAGAGTATCGTAGTTACACCAGAACATAAAGTATTCACAAAAAATCGTGGGTATGTGATGGCAAAAGACCTAACCGAAACTGATGAATTGGTAATCAACTAATATGATAGGAAGTGTAATTTCCATATCTTATAAATAGTTATGAGATTACACTTCCTATAATGAAAACATATATTGTTTATAAAATTACCAATAAAAATAACGGAAAATCTTACATAGGAAAAACTGAATACTCATTAGAACATCGTTGGAATCGTCATTTATCATCAGCAAGAAATGGTTCTAAATTTAGATTTCATTCTTCTATTAGAAAATATGGGGAAAATTGTTGGGACTTATCTGTGATTGAAACTTACCAAACTGAAGATGAAAACTTTATTAATGAAAAGGAAACTCACTTCATTAAACTCTTTGAAAGTGATACTAAAGGTTATAATGCCACTTCAGGAGGAACTGGTGGATGGATGCTTCCAAGATGCTCACAGGAGGTTCAGGAAGAGTGGAGAAATGGTATTTCCATAAGAACTACTGGTTATAATAATCCAAACTATTCTGGATACACTGATGAGGAACTTATAGAAGTAGGTGTAAAGTTTGCTAAAAAATATGGATTTATTGGTGGAAGACAAAGAATAGTTGAGTTTGCTATTAATGAATTGAATATTAAGTTTCCAAAACATTTTTCTAAAAATAGATTTGGTGGGAAACATAAAAACTTTTATAAATCTATTGAAGAACAAACTGGATTGGTGTATAATCCTTATTATAGAGACGAAACTCAAAGAACACTTGCTAAACAACTTTTAGAACAAAACAGGAGAAAAAAATGCTAAAGATTGAATATCTTGAAGAAGAAATCCCAGTCTATGATATTACTGTAGAAGGAACACATAACTTCTTCGCAAATGATATTCTGGTCCATAATTGTCAGGAAATTACACTTCCTACTGCTCCTCTGCAACACATTGATGATCCTGAAGGTGAAATTGCTTTGTGTATTCTTTCTGCAATTAATGTAGGTAAAGTAAAATCTGATGAAGAGTTTGAAGAACTTTGTGATCTTTCAGTTAGAGGACTGGAGGAACTGATTGATTATCAAAACTATCCAGTTGAAGCAGCAGAGATCTCAACCAAGGCACGTAGGTCTCTTGGAATAGGTTTTATTGGTCTTGCACACTATCTTGCTAAACTTGGGTATAAGTATGACTCACAGGAGGCATGGGATGCTGTTCATGGTCTTTCTGAATCATTCCAATATTTTCTTTTGAAGTCATCTAACCAAATTGCTAAAGAGAAAGGGGCATGTAAATATTTTAACAAAACTAAATATTCACAGGGAATTCTTCCAATTGACACCTACAAGAAAGATGTAGACGAACTTTCCTCCATTCCATATCAACATGATTGGGAAACTTTACGTGCCAACATTCAGGCATATGGTTTACGACATTCAACATTGTCCGCACAAATGCCATCGGAGAGCAGTTCCGTTGTGTCAAATGCAACAAATGGAATTGAACCACCCAGGGGATTCTTGTCAGTTAAAAAAAGTAAAAAGGGACCACTTAAACAAATTGTTCCCCAGTATGGAACTCTTAAAAATAACTATACGCTTTTGTGGGATATGCCTAACAATATTGGGTATATTAATATTGTTGCAGTTATGCAGAAATTCTTTGATCAAGCAATTTCTGGAAACTGGTCCTATAATCCAGAGAATTATGAAAATAATGAAGTTCCTGTGTCAGTGATGGCACAAGACCTTCTTAATACATATAAGTATGGTTGGAAAACATCTTATTATCAAAATACATATGATAATAAGACTGATGAAATTAAAGAATCATCTAAAGGTGTTAATGATTTAATTGAGGAAATTTTAAGTTTAAAAGGAGAAGAAGATTGTGACAGTTGTAAAATTTAGAGTTAATTCAAAAAAAGAAATACAGGGAATGACAGTATTTAATACTTCTTACGTAGACTCCAAAAAACAACCAATGTTTTTTGGATCTCCACTTGGAGTTCAAAGGTACGATTCATATAAGTATCCAGTCTTTGATAAATTAACTCAACAACAGTTGGGATATTTCTGGAGACCAGAAGAAGTTTCTTTACAGAAGGATCGTGCTGATTATCAAACTCTTCGTCCAGAACAAAAGCACATCTTTACTTCTAATTTAAAATATCAAATTCTTTTAGATTCAGTTCAGGGTCGTGGTCCTGGAATGGCATTTATTCCTTATTGCTCTCTTCCTGAATTGGAAGCTTGTATGACTGTGTGGGAATTTATGGAAATGATTCATAGTCGTTCTTATACTTACATCATTAAGAATGTTTATCCAGACCCCTCTGAAGTATTTGATTCCATCTTGAATAATGATAAAATTTTAGAAAGAGCATCCTCAGTCACAGGAGCTTATGATGATTTTATTAATTCTGCACAACAATATGGAACATCTAATGATTGGATTTTTGCACAAGAGGGTGCTGGATATGCAAAAGAAAGTAGAATTGAATTAAAGAGAAAACTTTATAGGGCAATTGCCAATGTCAACATTCTCGAAGGTATCAGGTTTTATGTCTCGTTCGCTTGCAGTTTTGCGTTTGGTGAACTCAAACTTATGGAAGGATCCGCTAAAATTATCTCTCTCATCGCAAGAGACGAAAATCAGCACCTTGTTATTACTCAAAACATCCTCAATAAGTGGCGTGAAGGGGATGATTCAGAAATGCAACAAATTGCTAAAGAAGAAGAGGAATGGGTAAGAGGTGCCTTTGAGAATTGTGTAAATGAGGAAAAGAGGTGGGCAGAGTATCTGTTCAAAGATGGTTCTATGATTGGTCTAAACGACAAACTTCTTTGGAGTTATGTTGAATGGATTGCAAACCGTAGAATGAAGGCAATTGGACTCAAACCACTCTATGATATTTCTGCAAAGAATAATCCACTTCCTTGGACTGAACATTGGATTTCCTCTAAGGGACTTCAAGTTGCTCCACAGGAAACGGAAGTAGAATCTTATGTGGTTGGTGGCATTAAGCAGGATATTACAAAAGATTCTTTTAGTGGATTTAAACTCTAAAATTGTAACAAAAATAACAAAAAAAATTGACTATATAACGTACAAGGGAATATAATAAGTCCCTAACGTTCATCTGCTATTTGCGAATTGCGAATGTAGACGGAAGTAAGCCGACTCGGAACGGAACGTTCATCTATGGAAGCACTCATTCTATCTTGCTTACAAGCACAATTGATTGTAGGAAGAGTTCATAAACAAGACATTCCTAAACAAGCAAAGAATGATTTAATTTGGGAGATTAAACAAATCTCACCAAAGACGTGTAAAATAGACGCAAAAGCCGACTGAAGGAACGCTCTTTAACCTAAAAACTAAGGAGAAACCTAATGTCAAAAGTTGTATACCGTGGTGTTGAATATGACACTACAAACCGTCCCAATCAAACATTTAAATGTGAACCAAGAGTAGAAATTTATCGTGGTACTATGTTTTATGTTGATGAAAATGGAAACAAACTTTCTATGCAGAAGTCGGGGGAAACAATCAAATGAAAAAAATTAATGTCCTTCAACTTATTAAAGAACAAAAACAAAAAGAAAATCGTCGTCACCAAGCTAAAATAGTGATGATTAAAAAGTAAATTGATAGGAGGGGCATTGCCCCTCCTATTTTTTTATAAATAACTAAAAACAGTCTAAAAAGATGTCTTTAAGAAATTCATATAAAAGTTTTTATACTGAAGGTGTTGCAGCAGAACATCCAGATATTGCGGGACAAAAAGAATTTGCAAATAAGGCAGATGCTGAAATTGCTCGTAGAAGAGCAGCAAGAGCAAAGAAAGCAGGACCACAACTTCCTGGTTTTGTTGCGTCAGTAAAGAAAGAAGAAGTTGAAGTAAATGAAGCACACTGGAATCCAGTAACAAAAAAAATTCAGGATAAACCACCATCAAAGGAAGAAATTGAATCTTTGGCAGCAAAAGCAAGAACTAAGAAAAAAGTAAGAAAACCACAAGGTTCTATTCGTAAAACTAGTGGAACATTTAAACCATCATCACCAGAAGAAGCAAAAGCAAATAAAGCATCTTGGGGTGACTATTGGAGTTCTGCAGCAAAAGGTTACAAAGAGGAATATGTAAATGAAAAAATTGACGTAGGTGCTGATGTCAGTAAAACAATTAGTGATTTCGTTCATTCAAAGAGCAAAACCTTCAAAGGTGATAGTAAGAAGCAAAGAATTAAGAGAGCACTTGGTGCTTATTATGCAGCACAAAGAGAAGAAACAGAAAACATTTATAATTATGTAATTGAAACTTTAGTTGATGCTGATTTTGCAGAAAGTTATGAAGCAGCAGAAGTGATGTTTGAGCATATCAGTGAAGAGTTTACTGCGGCAATTCTTGAAGAGTATATTGAAGAGAAGGCAAGAGGAACTAGACCAAAAAGAACAGTTCACGCATATGATGTGGATGAGACCCTATTTGGGCACGGAAAGAAGGGCAAACCAAATGTTCAGGTTCACGTCAAAGATGAATCTGGAAAGAGAGTTAAGAGTTTAAGCAACCAAGAGTTCAATACTCATAAGTTGGAAAAAGGACACTCATATGATTTCAGTGAGTTTCAAAGTGCTAAGAAGTTCAAGGAAACTTCAAGTCCAAATAAGAAAGTAATTAAGGACATTAAGAGAAAACAGGCAAGAGGACAAAATGTTCATCTTATTACTGCTCGTTCTAAGTTTGATAAACCAAGTGAATTTCAAGGACATTTGAAAAAGTACGGTGTTGATGTAGATAAGTCAAAGATTCACTATACTGGTGGGATGAAAGGTGGTGATATTGGTAAGAAGAAAGTTGATGTTGCGAATGCAGTAGCAAAGCAAAGTGGTGCTAAGAGTATTCATATGTATGATGATGCCGCAAAAGTTCATAAAGCATTTGAGAAAGAGAAGAAAGAAGCACCAACATCAAAGAAAATAAAAACTCATATGGTTGCACCAGATAAAAATGGTGAATCAAGAGTTCGTTCTTATCAAGCAACTAAGAACGAAGAAATGACTTCCTATGAGTATTGGAAGCAATTTATCAAATAATAAATAAGTATATAAAAATACTTTTTATTGCTAAAAATGAATAAGCAGGACTTGGGTGCTTTAGCAAACTTATATGAGGAAGTTTATTATTCTCAAGATGTGGAGCAACTTGATGAGGGTATTGTGGATTCACTTGGATTGCCACAATCTTTTCCTGGTTCATCTTCTTCTATGAAAGCAATGCGGGATAGAGTGAGAAAAGAAAAAGAAGCACAAAGAACGATTGATGCAACAAACCAAAGAAGAGATATGGGTGTAGTGCTGAGAGATGGTAAATATAAAACAATTTACACTAAAACTCCAGAAGCACTATCTCTGGCAGATAGATTAAATAAAGAAGAAGGGAGAAATAAACCTACCCCAAGACCAGCAGCAGGTTCAGGTTCAACACCTCCACCAAGACCAGCAGGGTCAGGTTCAACACCTCCACCAAGACCAGCAGGGTCAGGTTCAACACCTCCACCAAGACCAGCAGCATCTTCAACCGTCCTTGCAAAACAAAAAGGAGTTGAAGGAAAATTAGATAAAGCAACTGGTAAGTTTACTGCTGGTGCTTTTAGTGGTGCAGAGAAGTCTCGTTATTCAAGTGTTGCCGCACAAAATGCTGCAAGAAGTTCTGCTTCAAGTGGAACACCAAAACCATCTTCACCAACTCCTGCTGCGTCGGCACCAAAACCAGCAATCGGTAAGTTGGGAAATACTTCATTTGAAAGAAGAACACCAACATCTGCAGAATTAAGAGCAGCACAAGGAGCAAGAGCATCTGGTGCATCACCAGAAAAGGCACTTCAAGCAGCACAAAAAACCAATCTTCCTACGACTGGTCCTACTCCTGCTGTTCCTGATGTGAAAAGTGCAGCAGCAGATTTGCAGAAATTCACTCCAAGGGATATGTCTAAATACCCACTAAAACCAGCAACTGGTATAAATAATACAAAACCCACTAAAACTCCAACTCCAGGAACAGGAGCACTAAAACCAATGACGCAAAAATCATCTTACGAATGGCCTTCTGCTAAAACAATTAAAGATATTGCAGATGCTTATTCATCAATTTACGAAGCAAAGAAAAAAGTAGACCAGGACCAAGATGGTGATAATGACTTTGCTGATGTAAGAATCGCAAGAATGATTGCTTCTGGTGTTCCCAAAGAAGTTGCAATCGCAAAGGTTAAAGGAAAACCATATAATGAAGAGTTTGAACTTGATGAAGCAACTGCAATGGCTAAGAGAGGCCACGATGAGACAGCAATCCGTAATAGAATTGCAAAATCAACAGGTGGTGGAGAGGCAGCAGATAGAGCAACTGAATTAGAAAACAGACCAACTTATGGTCGAAGAGGTGTAAATCCAACAGCAAGACAAAATCTTGCCAGAAAGCAAAGAGGTGATTTTCGTAAGACAACTTCTTCTGATTATGGTCTTCGTGGATATGCTCACAAGTCTGATGACCCTGCCGTAAAAGCAAAGCAGGCAGCAAGAGGAGCACAAAGAGGTGCTCTGACTCCTAGAGAGAAAAAGCAACTCAATAGAGAGGCATATGAAGCATACGAATTTGTAGCATCATATCTTCTTGAAAACAACTTTGCTTCAACAGTTGAAAACGCAAATGTAATTATCAATAATATGAGTGAAGGTTGGTTCAACCAAATTATAGAAGGATAAAACACTTTTATTATAATACACCAAGCACCTCTTGACAGGTGCTTTTTTTATGACTATAATCACTCTGTTAGGGTTGAAGATAAGTTATATCTATAAATAACTTGAATATTATTAGGGACCCAGATGAGTTATGAAAACCCTTGGTTATACCAAGGAAAAGTTTTTGAGACAGAAGATATTCAAGAGAATTTTGGATTTGTTTATTTGATAAATTGCGAAGAAACTCAAAGGAAATATTTGGGAAGGAAATACTTTTGGTCTTTTAGAACACCAAAAGGAAAGAAAAGAAAAGTCAAACAAGAATCAGATTGGAAAAAATATTATGGTTCTTGTCCTGAGTTAAAAGAAGATATAAAAAAGATAGGAAAAGATAAGTTTCAAAGAACTATTTTATCACTTCATAAAACTGTTGGTAAAACTAACTACGAAGAAACAAGGCAATTGTTCTTAAACAATGTCTTAACTGAGTCTCTTGACAATGGAACTCCTAAGTATTATAATTCGAATATACTTTCAAGATACTTTAGGAAGGATTACTTCAATGAAACTTCACGTCAAGAAAATGTGCAATGATGTGATTAATAATCATATTGACCGTATGCATTCTTTATGTGATGAAAAAAGAATTAAAGATGCCGAAAGTGTTTATAGTGAAATTCGTGATTGGGTAATTCAAAAAGAAAATCTTGAAGTATTATCTTTGGAATATATCAGTGGTTATTTTGTAGATTTTGAATAAAATCTAAATAATCTGATATAATGAAAAAATCCTTAAGGATTCCTATTATGAGTAGGTTTTAATATTATGAGTTTTTGATCGTGACAATTAGAGCCGTGGAAGGTGCCTCCCGAGAGGGTTGGTATACCCCCCTTCTATACGGATGTAGAGTTCAATTATTTTAAATGCAATCAATCTTTACAGTAGCCTTGCCCCTTTTGGCAACGGTTACAACCAGCACGGCATCACTGCCATTCGTCAAATACAAGATGCAAGGTCCTCCTCCGCCATTGGAAGAACTAACCAAATTGAATCTTGTAGATGAAAAGAAGACAGCAATCCGAGAGGTTGCTCCCGAAAAACCAAAAGAGAAAAGGTTAATTTGTAAAGGGTGTTCAGAACATGAAAAACTTGCTGTGGATTATTTCCAAGAGCAAGGAATTAAAGACAGAAACGCCCTTGCTACTATCCTGGGCAATATTAAGCAAGAATCTATGTTCGTGCCTAATATTTGTGAAGGTGGTAGTAGGACTCAGTACCATCACTGCGGTCGTGGTTATGGTTTGATCCAATGGACATCTGCCGATCGTTATTATGGATTGGGTGATTTTGCTAAGAGATTTGGTGGAAATCCATCATCTTTTCAAACGCAACTTGGTTATCTAACGACTGAGGTTCAATGGAAACGAATTGCTGACAGGATGAAAACTCCTGGAAAATCTATCAATCGTTACATGGACTATGCGTATAGTTGGATTGGTTGGGGCATTCATGGTGCTCGCACATCTTATGCTCATGAATATGCTAACCGACTGATCACGGTAGAAGTTTGACACAATAGAATAATATGGGGGGAGTCAATGTAAATCTCCCCCTCTTAAACAAATTTTAATTGACATAATACCAAAGTTGATTTATGATGTTGGTCATCTTAAGATTTGCTTAAGACGCATAAATAACGAAGATTTGCTTTGTTGTAAATCTTCACAATGTCGTTTAGTACACAAAAAACATTTTTATGAAAATCAAACAACTGATGCTTGCACCTGTTGCTCTTGGTATGATTGCTCCTGCTGTTGCGAATGCCGCAGACCTTAATATTGCAGCAGTCAATCAATACTCCTCTGAGCAGGCAACAAGCGTCACTCAATTCTCTGATGTTCAACCTTCCGATTGGGCATATCAGGCACTCAGCAATCTCGTAGAACGTTATGGTTGTGTTGCTGGTTATCCTAACGGAACTTATGGTGGTGGTAAGGCAATGACTCGTTATGAGGCAGCAGCACTTCTGAATGCTTGCCTTGACCGTGTAACCGAAGTAACTGATGAACTCCAACGTCTTTCAAAAGAGTTTTCTGAAGAACTTCTAGTTATTCGTGGTCGTGTTGATAAACTGGAAGCACAAGTTGGTCAACTTCAAGCAACTCAGTTCTCCACTACATCTAAACTGCGTGGTGAAGCAACCTTCGTTCTTGGTGGTGTAGAAGGTGCTCGTCTTGCTAATAATTCTAACGTTGGCAACACAGCATTCAACTATGATGTTCGTCTGAACTTCGATACTTCCTTCACGGGTAAGGATTTGCTGAAGACTCGTCTGCGTTCTGGTAATTTCTCCAGTCAACCCTTTAGTTCTTCCTCGTCTCTGTTCAAACTGGATAAGGCAGAAAGTACTTCTAACCAAGTACAACTTGACCGTCTGTACTATCAGTTCCCTGCACTTGCTAAAGGTGTGACTCTGACTGCTGGTGCTCTGGTTCGTAACACTGAGATGTCTTGGATTCCTACTGCTTATAAGTCTGACATTCTGGACTTCTTTGCTGTTGCTGGTGCTCCAGGTGTCTACAACAAGGCAACTGGTTCTGGTTTCGGTGCTCAGTGGGCACAACCTACCAAGAAAGGTAAGGGTGGTTTTGTTGCTGGTGTAAACTATGTTGCCCAGAACGGTTCTGATTCTAGCAAAGGTGAATTTGATGAATCTGGTGCTCTGAACACTCTTGCTCAGATTGGTTATCGTGCTCCTCAGTATGGTATTGCATTTGGTTATCGTTATGGAACCGAAGGCACTCGTGTTCGTACCTTCAATGCTATTAACGGTGGTTCTGGTGCTCTTGCTTCTGGTCAATCTTCCAACAGCTATGCTATCAATGCTTACTGGCAACCTAAGAAGTCTGGTATTGTACCTTCAATCTCAGGTGCTTATGGTTGGAATGATGTTAGCCTGAATTCTCTTGGTAAGACAACTCCTACTGGTGCTACCAACTCCCAGACCTGGTTTGCTGGTCTTCAGTGGAGTGATGTGTTTGCTAAGGGAAATGCTGCTGGTTTTGCCATCGGTGCTCCTGGTAATGCTGCTTCACTTACTGATAGTCAGAAGGCTCTGATGTGGGAAGCTTTCTATCGTTACAAAGTCAGCGATAACATTAGCATCACTCCTGCTGTGTTTTATGTTTCCAACAATCAAGGACTCAAGAATGCTTCAGATAACTATGGTGGTGTGATTCAGACGACTTTTAGGTTTTGATAAGTACTCATAAGATGATTGGAACCACCCCTTTCTGGGGTGGTTTTTTTTAACTAGTATAAATAAGTAAAATATTTTGAAATTTATTTATAGGATTGGAATATGGAAAATATAAAAATTAGATGTCGTTCTTGTGGAAAAGAATTGGAAGGGCATCCAATAAAAACTATAACTTGTGGTTGTCCAAATATGGCAACTATTCGTGGTGGAGTCATTACAGCATTAGATTTATCTAATATAGTAATGCTGAATTTTTTTCACACCAAAGAAAAAAATAATGTATTGACAAATGAAGACATTGCTTGGCAAGAAGCACGTCGTCAAAGGAAAGTAGGACGATTGGATTTTGAAGTTCGTTGATATAAGTTTTGTAAAATACTTTACATTTTTTTAATGTCTGTTTGGTAATCAACACAAACTTGACAACCATAATGTGCTGATTATTATAACTAATAATATTCAACTTAAAACCCTATGGATCAGCACACCTATGATAATTGGGTGAAGATTAAGGAAACTTTTGAATCTTCTGGCAATACTGACAATATGTTCTACAAGAGGGCAGTTGAAATTGTAAAGACCAGAAGAGATCCTCTGGCAAAGTTTCTTGGTGATGAAAAATGATGTATGAGCAAGAAGAGTTTATTACACGCACAGAAGTTCAGGAGATGATCGATGCTTCTATACGAAGACACAACCGTAATGCTTCTATCATTAGTATGTGCGTCGGTTGGGTGGTTCTTGCTCTATTTGCTGAGGGACTTTTAAGGTTGATTGGTGTTATTCCACCATTACTTCCATTTCTTAAAATTACTCTAAACTAATCTTTTTATATGGAAAAGGAAAATATGAGTAGCACAATATTTTCAGCAATGATTATTTTTGGTATAATCGGACTATTCATTGTTTGGGCACTCAATCACGCATATCCACAATGATTTTTCATATCATAGAAGCACTTGCTGCAAGTCCAATATGGTTAGGACTTTGTGGAGCAGGTTTGACTATTGCTCCGATTATTGGTATAATGATAATTCATAGATCACCTAAAAAGTAATATTTTTTTCATGAAAATAGCATTAATCACTGGCATTACTGGGCAGGATGGTTCTTATCTTGCTGAATTACTTTTAGGAAAAGGATATGAAGTTCATGGCATTATTAGGAGGTCTTCTCTTATTAATACTCATAGAATTGATCATATTTACAACAGCATTAAACTACATTACGGAGACCTCACCGACTCTACTAACTTAGTAAGAGTTATTCAGCAGGTTCAACCTGATGAAATTTACAATCTTGGTGCTCAGAGTCATGTAAAGGTTTCTTTTGAGATGCCTGAGTATACAGGACAAACAGATGCATTGGGAACACTCCGTGTTCTTGAAGCAGTTCGTTTGCTTGGAATGGAAGGTAATGTTCGTATCTATCAAGCATCCACCTCAGAGATGTTTGGGATGGTTCAAGAGATTCCACAGAAAGAAACCACACCATTCTATCCTCGTTCTCCTTATGGATGTGCTAAGGTTTATGGGTATTGGATTACTAAAAATTATCGTGAAGCATATGGAATGTATGCTTGCACGGGGATTCTTTTTAATCATGAATCTCCTCGCAGGGGTGAGACATTTGTTACAAGAAAAATTGTAAAAGCATTATCTAAAATTTCTGTCGGACTTCAAGATTGTTTATATCTTGGTAATTTAAATGCTAAAAGAGATTGGGGACATGCAAAAGATTTTGTGGAAGCAATGTGGTTAATGCTTCAGCAAGATAACCCTGATGATTATGTAATTGCAACAGGGAAACAATATTCAGTTAAAGAATTTGTAAATGCTGCCGGTCCTTATTTTGGTCTTCATATTGAATGGAAAGGTGAAGGATTGGATGAAGTTGGAGTTGAAAAGTTTAGTGGAAAACCAATCATTCGTGTTGATTCTAAATATTTTAGACCGACTGAAGTAGAGACTTTATTGGGTGATGCTACAAAAGCAAAGGAAAAATTAGGTTGGGAACCTAAAATTTCTTTTGAGCAATTAGTTGAGGATATGTGTATTCATGGACAGTAATTTTCCAAACATTTATTGTGCAAGTTTAAAAGAAAGCAAAGACCGTCAAGAAAATATCAAAAGACAATTTTTAGAAAATAATATTCAATCATTTCAATTTCTTTTATCAGATAGATTTGAAAATACAAATGATATAATTGAAGGTTCTAAAGTATTTTATCTTGATGATGGAACAAAGGGAGCAATAACTTCACATCTTAGAATGATAAATTATTGGTATAATAATACTAATGAACCTTATGGTTTCTTTTGTGAAGATGATCTGAGTTTAGAAACTATTCAATATTGGAATTTTACTTGGGAAGAATTTATTGAAAATCTACCAAAAGATTGGGATTGTATTCAATTAATGTGTGCAAGTGAAAATTCTGATGATATTAGATTGAGAAGAAGAACTTGGGATGATTTTTCTGTTGGTGCTTATATTGTCACAAGAAGGTTTGCAAAAGTTTTAATTGATACTTTTATAAAAGAAGATAAATTTCTTTTGGAGTTTCCGAATAATAATGATTGGGTTCCTTTGGCAGAACATTTGATTTATTATTCACCAAAAAGTGTTGTAGATAGTCAAAATTTAGAATATAATGTTTATGTTCTTCCTTTATTCGTAGAAGAAATAAAATTTACTACTACGTTTTTTGATAGAAAATCAAAATATTGGGGAGAAGATACTGGACTATATAAAGAAACACATAAAGGTCATCATATTGAATCTTATCATAAAGTTTTAAATTGGTGGAAAGATGTGGGAAAAAACTTATCTTTGAATGAAATATTAAATAAATGAAATTTTTAACATTCTTGAATAGTGGATGCATAGACATTTGCAAAAATATGTTAATTTCTGCAGAAAGAGTAGGAATTGATGTAAATGATTTTTATATTGCTTGTTTAGATAGTAATGCATATGAAAATCTAAATGAATATAAAAATGCTTTTCTTTATGCTGATCAACCAGTAGTTGAATATCAAAATTGGACTTTTGATGAAAATAGTGGTTTTAGAAATATTGTAAAAAATAAATGGAGCATCATTCAAAAAATTTATCAAGAACACAAAAACTTATGTT